CAACCCGCCAGGCAAACGAAACAAACCGTCAGGCACAGGAAGAACAACGGGAACAGATGACAGCCCAGGTTATCCTTGATGCTGAACAGGCAACCGGCGAGGCCAACACAGCCGCCGACCGCGCCAATCGTGCAGCCGAAGCCGCCGAAGGAGTCATCAGTGGACTACAACCCGACTGGAACGTTACCGATCCTGTCAATAAGAACTACATCAAGAACAAACCGGAGATCCCGACGTTGGAGGCTATCCCGGACGAAAATACATTGAGCTATGTCAATACCGACGGTACAACCATCAATTTTCGTATCGGCGATGAAGTACGTGTAGCGGAAGAAGGAGAATATGTGTTCTACCGGCTTTATGATCTTGCCGGGGGAAAAGCCTCGTGGCAGGAATCCGGCAGCGGTACAGCCTTGCCCGGTAATGTTTATCTGACAGGAGCCAATTATTACAATGAATCAGTACGAACGATAAAACAAGGATATTTAAGCAATGAGTAAGAAAGGTGCATTTATTTATCAACAGATCGAACTGACGACGGCTGAATGGGCCGATAACGTAACCGTCTACCCTGCATCAGTCTGGTTATTTGAACGTTTGGAAAACGGTAAATTCAACATGAAGCTGGCTGATGGCGTTCATACGTTTGCCCAGCTGCCGGCCGTCATGCAGGAGGTGAAGGTCACGGTTAAAACGAATGATGCCACGACCTATATCCTGACGATCACGACGGCTGAAGGTAAGTTCGACACCCCGAACCTTCGGGGAAACAATGCTCCGGTTCCTTCGATCGATCCGGAAACCAAGCATTGGAAAATAGGCGAAGAGGATACGGGTGTGGTAGCCGAAGGACAGGACGGGGAAAGCTACGACGACACGGAAATCAGGAACGCGCTGACAGCCTTGCAGCAGCAAGTCAACACGCTCGTTTCGGGTGACGCATCGAGTGCCATCGAGTCATTTAACGAGATCATCGCTTTCCTTGCCAACGTAGAGGACACACAGACGTTGCAAGGGATCATCGCCGGGCTGAACCAGAGCATCACAAACGTTCAGCAGGCGATTCCGACAAGGCTATCCCAGTTACAGAATGACGACCATACGGTCAAGGACGCTGCTTATGTCCATACCGACAATAATTACAGCAATGAAGAGAAAACGAAGGTATCGGACTCTTTGAGGTTGAAAGAGTATGTCGATGTCGAGTCTCTGGCGGCTCTTCCGTCATCACCGTATAACCTTCGCTTCAAATACACAAGCAAATCCCCGCAAGCGATCAACTTTGCCGATATCGCCAGCGTACCGGAAATGCAGGAATTCTATCTGTCGATCTTGAACAGTTCCGGGTCGGACTTTGACCAACCGGTCCCTAATGGTTCTGGCTGGCAGTCCGAGGAATCAAGTGTAACGTTACCGAACGGGAAACCGACAGGTGTATCCTTGAAGAAAGAACACGGGATAATAGTAGTTAGGGTATAATTCAAAACAGGAAGAGATGAAACGTAGATTGATATCAGGTAATCTATATAATACAGTGCCTAAATTGGTAAAGCTGGTAAGTCCTTTAGGTATCCAACAGAATTATATAATAGAGAAAAAATATAAGTTTGTGGATTTGCTAATCGTTGGAGGTGGCGGCGGAGGTGGCACAAACAGTGGTGGCGGTGGAGCTTCTGGAACAATAGCATTGGCTCGTAATATAAAAATCTCTTTGCTACCGAAAACTTTGACTTATAAAATTGCAAAGCCTGTAAATGCACAAACTGATGGGGATAGTACAACTCTTGAAATAAACGGGGATACGATAATCTGTGCTGGAGGGCAAAGAGGTCATAATGATGGAGCAGGAGGGCTTGGTAATGGCTCTAAAATACCAGACAGTATATATACCATTCTATCAAAGTTGGTAGAAAACCCATCTTCCGATATCGCGATTTGTAATAATGGTGGAGGCTCTCCTGGTTATTGGGATGGTTCTTACGGTTATGCTGGTGGTTCAGGCGCATCTATGTCGGGTAATGGAAATTCATCGTCAGGAATGACCGGTGGAAACAGTGTAAGTAATGCAGATGGTATGGGCGGTTATAAAGGTGGAAATAGTCAATCTTATCAAGGTGGTACAGGATATAAATATAACAATGTACTTATTCCTATTGGCCTATTTGGAGGAGGTGGAACTTCGGGGAAAGGCTCGAACGGATCTGGTTCGGATGGATCTGGAGCAGGTGGTGGGGCGGCAGGTCTTGAATCAGGTGGAAATGGTGGAAATTCAGGGTCAAGCAATCCTACGAATGGCGGAAATGGTGGCATTGGAGCCGGAGGTGGAGGCGGAGGCGGACTATCTCGCAAAGGCGGTAAAGGAGGACAGGGTATAATTTGTTTGTATTATCATAATTGATTTATTTATTCAAATTAATATATTTTAAATCATTTTAATTTGTAAATCATATTTTAGTGTCTATATTTGCATCGTAATCAAGAGAGATTATAATATAAGACAGTGGTGATGGAAGGTGATACTTCGGTTTGTGTCACAGGTTCGAGTCCTGTATTTTTCATGCAAGAAAGATTAGATCAGTTGGTAGATTAAAACCTCCTTTCAAACACCTTCCAAATTATCCCTGTTTTAACAACATATACAGATGGTGAGGAGTTCGGTTACTTCGAAAATTAGTGTAGTGGATAACACGGCTTTAGGTAAAAAAGTTTTTCATTGGTTCGAATCCAATATTTTCATTTTAGATCCGGCTCCGCTTTTCCTCTGTTTGAAATATATAAAAACTAATAAGTGGTGATGGGGTTAGTTACTTCGAATTTAGCTCAGATGGATAGAGCGATACTCTTTTAAAGTATAGGTCGATGGTTCAAATCCATTATTTCATTGTTTATACTAACTTCAGCTTTTCCCTCATTGAGTATTCATTTTGATATATTTTTTTTAAGCAGTGGTAGTAATATCACTGCTTTTTTTTTGTATAACACTTTAAAGAAAACAACAAATGGGAAAGTTTAACAAAAAGGATGAAGGTGTTAAACCTACGATCGTGAATCACATGGGCGAGAAGGCGTATAAGCCTAACGCAGAAGAAGAGTTGGTGTCTACGGTAATGACTACCATGTTATCTGATTCTTATTATGAGAAAGAAAAAGATAAAGTAGAAAGAATTAAGAACCTTATGGATCAGGTGGATCCGTATTTTGCAGCACAAACAGCATTGTATGTTAGGAAAGAAGGAAAGCTTAGGTCAGTAACGCATCTTATGGCTTCTGTCATTGCCAGCAAAGCATCGGGTAAGGAATGGGCTTCAAGGTTCTATAACAAGATCATTATGCGTCCTGATGATATGAGTGAAATTCTTGGCTGCTATGCGGCTCTTAACGACAAAAATCCAAAGAAGTTAAGAGGTATATCCAGTGCTATTAAGAAAGGATTTAAGACGGCTTTGGAAGGTCTTGATCCGTACCGGATTGATAAGTATAAGATGGACAGTAGGGTCATTACTATGGTTGACTTAGTAAACTTATTTCACCCTAAAGGCAATCAGGCTAATAAAATGGCTTTCCAGTACCTTATAGAAGGTCGGTCTTTGTCTGGATTATACGAAAGCAAGATTCTTGAAAAAGAGATGTCTAAAGCCGGACAGGATAAGAAAGACAATAAGGAAAAGAAAGAAGCTTTAGGTGACGCTATTCGGGACGTGGTTTCTAATGTAAAAGGCATGCCTATTTTTAATATGGTTCGTAACCTTGTAAACATAATCAAATACGCGCCTGATCAAATAGATGAAGTTTGTAGGCAGCTTACAATAGAAGAGAAGGTACTTAATTCGAAGATGCTTCCTTTCCGTTTTGCTTCAGCTTTCAAAGAGGTTGAAAATATGGGCACTGATGGTTCCGATAATGATATTGTATTTGAGTCGGATAAAAAACGAGCTAAATTAACAGCGCGTAATAAATATAAGATTTTAGATGCGTTGGAGAAAGCCATAACCATCTCCTGCAAGAACTTGCCGGTATTGGAGGGGCGGTCGGCTATCCTGATTGACCACTCTGGCTCTGTACGTGGAGATATGGGAGGGTCTTCTGAAGTATCTGCCTTTAGCAAAACAAATACAGCTGTCATTGGTAACTTATTTGGCTGTATGATTGCATCTGTTCTTCCTGACGTATTTATTGGTATGTTTGGTGACAAACTTATCAATTACGAATATGATAGAAGTAAAGGTGTTTTATGGAATAACAAAAAATCTTTTACTGCCGGAGAAAAATGCGGTGGTGCCACTGAAAACGGTCTTTTTGCATTCTTGGATAAGTGCGTCAAAGATAAGATCAAAGTAGATAACTTGTACATCATTTCAGATATGCAGGTAGGAGACGGTGAATCTGTTGTATGGGAGAGTACCTCCGGTTATGGATATGGTAAATTCGCCGAACTTTTGAAAGGGTTTAAAAAAGTGAATCCAAATTGCAAAATCGTTTCTATTTCTATTCAAGGATATGGAAGTGAGATGTTTTACAAAGGATCTAATATCTTGAACATAGCTGGCTGGTCAGAATCTATCTTCGATGTTATTAACAGCAAGTTCTGCGGATATAAGAATATGATTGAGGAAATTAGGAAGATTAAGATTTAAATCTTATACTCATACTGTTTTCATAAGAAGAGATTTATCATAACAAGCCGGAGAATGAATGGTGTCATTCTTCGGCTATTTTGTTTACATTTGTTGAAAAAAAAAGAATGAAAGAAAAAGAATTTGATTTTGTGATATATCCACTAAAGTTGATTATCACCATAGGGTTAGATTACAAAACACTGTGTGATCGTTTTGAGAATGCAGAACCGGATCATGAAGGAGAATGGGGAGATGAAGGCGATTTAGATTCAGAAGTCTCTTTTATGAATCTTGTTCGTGATAAGAGAGATGATAGAGCTTTTAAGTTATTATGGAATTTTCAAAGTGAGAATGATATGACTACACAAAACATATGTCATGAATCATTTCATGCAGCTATGTCGGTATGCCAACATTGTAATATGTCTCTTGGTTTTAAAGTGGGAGAAGATGAACACGCAGCTTACATAGCTGGATTTGTTGGTAACTGCGCAGGTGAAATGTTTGGATTCTTAGAGGAAGAAAAAGATGGCAAAGAAAAATAAAAATTATGTAAAGGACAAACAACCAAAAACATTATGGAATAAAATTGGTCCGTTTGTAAAGCTTAGAGAATATCTGGCATCTAATATAACACCTGATGTGTATGCTAACGAAAGAGGATTAAAAACTAAAATAATGGAATTTTTTGGTCAAGATGTTCCGAAAGCCAATGTAGATGATTTTAGTCAGAATCTTTGGTTTAGATTCTTAAACCAACCAAATAACCTGAAAGAGGAAAACGGGATTGTTAGAATACCAGATAATATCAAATCCATTATATCTGACAGGATAAATGGTGGGTGGGAAAAAATGGCTAAAAAATATGGAAAGGAACTTGATTCCTTAGATAATAAGATAATTGATGGAAAAGTTGCAGGCAAGGACGTATCTGATTTGGAGGAGTTAAGGGATGTAACGAGCAAGAAACTTGGAATGGTGGAAGAGGGGATAGATCTTTTAAAAAAAGCCAGAACCGGAGAACATCAGGTATTTAACGAATACAATTTTATACCGGATGCTTACGGCGATTTAAATGATTTGTCAGGCTTATCAAGTTTTACCATGTACCGTGATGATAAAGGCAGGATGGTCGTAAAGGATAAGTATGATTTTTATAGGAATGATCAACCTATTAAAGTAGGGATTGTTACTAAGACTCTTGATGCAATAGGATATCCTTTTGAAATCAGGGATTATGTGGAAGATAAAATCCCATACGAAGAGAGCGATCCAAACAAGATCCTGTTTAGATCCATTATTGATTCCAAGAATGATTTGGATAAAAGGATGGAGATAAGATCCAAAAAACAAGGAGGGGAGTCTTCTAAGCCGGAAATAGATTGGGATTTATTCAAATCCAAATATGAAAATATGAAGCGTGTGGGTAAGGGTACGCACCGCACTATGGACGTAGATGGAATGAATATGATCTATGATGCTTTATATGATAAAGGTTTCAATCAACGCCAGATAGAAGCCGTACTTGGAAATATTATTGAAGAATCTGGTGGTAATCCCTATGCCGTATCTGATTATGGAGGGGTTAAGGGACTTTTCCAAGAATCTGATAAAAGATATCCACCCAAAGAGTTTGAGAAAGATAAAGAGCGATTTAAGGGGAATAAGCGTGGATATATCAATTACATGATAGACAGATTTTATGATCATGTTCAAGATGCTGGGATGTATAGTATAAAGGATACTAAATACAATAAAGCCATTCATGCAGTAAGCGAATTTATGTCAGAAGATCCAGATACGGATTATTCGTATCCACTTGTGTATGCTTTTGAAGCTCCATCAGATAAAGAAGGAACTTATGAAAATAGAAAGAGCGTATCAAATTTGATAAGCCAATCTTATGTTTTGGATAATGTTGATAAAAAGGATAATGATAATACTATTGTTGATGCTATTCTTGGAATAAAAAATGATCTTGAGCTACAAGACTCTATTTCCACTACAAGAGGTGAAGCCTTTAAAGAAGCCAGGAAAAGAAGTCTTAAGGAATTTACATGGAATGGAAAGAGATACAATACCAACATGAAGAAGGAAGGTGGCGTAGTTGGCAAGCAGCGTGAAGCATATGAATACTTTACTAATAAGCGCGGCATGTCCAAGATACAGGCGCTTGCTATCATAGGTAATCTCATGGCTGAATCCGGCCTTAAAGATGACATATACGGAGACAACAAAACATCATACGGCATACAGCAATGGCATAATGAGCGCATGGATAAATTGTTCAAGCATGCTAAAAAGAAAGGTCATTCTACACCAACATTCAAAGACCAACTTGAGTTCTTGGCTGACGAATACGAAGGAAAGACCGGATATTCTAATTTCTTATACACAAGAAAAGGAAAAGAAGGACCAGGGTATTACAACTACAGCCGGCAGGACTTTATGAACGCCGATAACCTTAAAGATGCTGTAATAGCTTGGAACCAAGGAGCAGGGCGCCCTCATAAGAGTGTTATAAGAAATGATGACCGTTATAACTATGCTATGGAAGTTGCTAAAAATCTTGGTTTGGAAATTGAAGAAAATTCAGTATCTTTGTATGGTCAAATGGGATTCGGAGATGATGGTGAAATAGCAGCATCAGTAACACTTCCAGAGGTAGAAGTGGCAGCCGCCCTTTCTAACCCGGAAGCCCCGTCCCAGGAGAGACAGTCCGAGGAAGAGAGATTCCGTACATGGACTGAAACGTATGGTAAGGACATCGTAAATCATTTACTGATGTTAGACGGGAAAAAGGATGGTGATGACAGTGATTACAGCATGATGTATAGACAGCATGAAAAAGAAAGCGAAGAGGATAAGAAAATGGCTTTGATTAATGCCGTGCTTCCCAATATACAGCTTCGCATTAAAGGCGTCACCGAAAATTAGAACAAGAGGTATTTTTTTTCTTCATTAATAAATCGAAGCCGGATTTGAGACTCGTTACACGGATACCGAAGGTTGAAGAACGATATCAAGATAATCCGGCTTTTTTGTGCAATTTCGTGAAGGATGGAACTATCATCGTCTTGGTTTAACAGAACAGACCTACGTACCTCCACTGTCCTGACGGGCATGGACGCCCGTCTCGCCTACCAGCCTGCCTAATTCTCCACTGGCTACCTAATATAACTATTAACGTCACTCCATCACCTATCTCCCTTCAGTCGATAGGTTCAGTCGTTTTTAAATATTATAAGTTCTTTCGCATCGTTCCCTTCGGTCACGATACTCAATCTTTTAACACAATTAGGCAAACAATATAATAACGGAAAAAGTAATTTGTCAATCTGTTCACTCACTTAACTCCCTTCGGTCGTTAAGTTCATTCACTGTAAACAATTATATGAATAAATGGTAAAGTATATAAAATAATATAAATAATATAATGAGTAAGATCATTGAAAATGGTCTTAATATTAAGGAAAACGGAGACTATTCATAGGCGTAGTTTTAATTCAAGATTTGTTGTCCCACCCCTGACGGTCAGGCGGTTACGTTCAGAGTCGTTTTCCCGTCTCTTATCCAAACCGTCATAAAACAAAAAACCTTGTATCCTATTTCTCTCAAACCGGATACAAGGCCGTGCACTTTGAGCGTATGATGAAAAACCATATCTTTGCACTAAAAAAACAAAATAATCATGGAGACAAAATTAAATGAAATAATAGATCCTCACAAGTTACACGACAAGCTCTTTAAGAAAGAGCAGGTCTCTCCGATAGAAGTTATATACAATAGCTTCAGCAACTTAGGGTACAATGTAGTACGCCGTCCAGCCGGTCAGTGTTTAGGCAATTTGAGATATTTTAATCTATTTTATGACAAACATACTCATCATTTCTATCAGAAAGACAGGAAGTTGAGATATTGTAGCAACTTTCTCATATCTGATTACTGGAAAGATAGAGTGCGATGTTTCATAGTTTGGAACTTTGGTTTTGGAAGATTCTTTCCGTACAATGACTTCATAGAGGCTATGGTTTATGACTATCTTCGATATGGAAGAAAGTCAGTTCCTTATCTTAAAAGCGTGCAAGAAGCCGAAGAAAAGTGTGTAAGGTTCTATATCCGGTCTCAGATAGATATGCTCCGTAAGGAAGGATATGCCGCATACCGGGCTAAGTTTAAGGAAGAACGTCCTCAGTATTTCATCGGAGACAATAGGACGGTGTTTAGATGCCTTGACAGCTCTTTGAAAAGAGAAGAGAAGATTGCTGCATGCGTAGCCCACAAAAGGGCTTTGAAAGAAGGTATTATAACTTCCTTTATCAATCATCTCAAGAAACATCCTACCACCTTGTATTCTTGGTTTTCGTCAGAGGTGGACAGTGAAGGAAAGAATAGACTATGTTTATCTGACAAAGCCGTTTCGTATTTAAATAAGAGGATGGTTCGCAATGGATTAAAGGCCCTTTCGGCATCATATCTTTTTAGGTCGTTCAGAAAAATGGTGAAGACTCTGTTTGGTTCCAATGTCAGGTCGTTCTTGAATAGCTGCCTGATGTCTGTTTCAACAGAAGAGGTTTTAACCAAGTCCATGAAAAAAATAGTTTCCAAGACGGTGCTGTTTTTGTACAAGAGAGCGCTTAAAAACTATCGACGGGCATGCGGCCTTAAGTATGATCCTGATTCGGGTGGTTTGTCTGCCGTACATGATTGATTTTTAAACGTATCCCATAACGTTGGATTTTCTCGTTCGTTTCTCTTATCTTTGTGAAAAAAGATGATATGAGATTACGAATCATAAAAAATCGTCCGGTATTCGCTCCTGGTGGTAGTGTTCAGGATGTTACACAACAGGCTGATACGACATCTAATCCTTATATTGATATGGATATGTCCAATGTTCCTGGTATGAGTGAGATAAATTCGGAAATAGACATGATGGAGGCGGGATTTGACAATATTATAGGTCCTGACTATTCTACTATAAAAATGCAAGAACCTTCTATTCCGACTATGAATGTAAGTAATAACAATACGTTCGATCCTAAGTCTATGCCCAAAGGAACTATTGTTAGTGTTGATAAAGAAGAAAATCAATCAAAAGAAAAGCGATCACAGGATGGAAATCCTCTCGATCCTATGACTATCCCATATTACTCACCCGACCTAACCAGCAGAGCTCAGATGTTCGGATCCAGCCTTGGCAGGATACGAGCTGGTAATAAGGTGGGCGCTAACGTGGCTCAAGCTGCCTTATCTGGTGTTAGTTTAGGATTAGGTCTTACCCGTAATATCATGGGAGCTTCATCTGCTGCATATGCTGCCAGCAGAGACGAGCAGGCTGCAAGGGAAAAACTTGCCAAGGAGCGTCGTCAGCAATTCATCAAGTGGGAACGTGAAGGTGGTGGCGTGAATTTAGGTAACGGTCAGAAGATGGATACGTCTGATATGACCGGCGAATATATTTATCCTCTTCCTAAGTCTATGGAAGATGCTGCGAATGTAGAGATAGAGAAAGGCGAGTACGTGCTGACTCCTGACTCCGTAGGTCCTATGGAAGCCAAAGGGAACAGACATGAAAATGGTGGCACTCCGGTTGATTTGCCAGAGGGTTATATTGTTTCCGATTATCGTAAGATAGATGATGAGTTTGCCTCTTACGTTAGAGAAAATTATGGTATTAAGGCAACGTCAAAAGATACGTATGCTACACTCCTTGATCGATATAAGAAGAAGATTGGTTTGTCTGATAAGTACGAAGATCAGGAGCGTGTATATAAGAGATTAGAGAAAAATGAAGATGTAAAAGACAAAAACACATCTAATCTTAATGCTTCTATTCTTTCCAAGTACGTCAATGAAAACCAGAAAGAGATAGACGAGCTTGAAGCACAATTTCGTTCTTTCGCTGAAATCGTTTATGGCAAACAGGAAGAATCTAAGCGTAACGAGAAGATGGATGCTTTTTTCAGGGATGGCGGGGTTGTTGATCTGAATCAGGTAAAGAAACAAGCTAAGGCTTTTAATATTGCAGAATCAGATGCTAAGAACTGGATATATGACGAGTATGTTAAGCAAACCAGAAAAATGGCTGAAGGTGGACCTACTCAGAAGGAGCTGGAGGAACTTAGAAAGAATGCTATCGGCTACAATAAGCTTATCAATCAGTTATTTGGACGAACTCTTAATATGACTGTATCTGATGTTAGTGGTCGTGAGCAGATTCTTAATCCTGATTCCAGTGTCAATGCCAACCAGAATCTCCAACATAGAAGCAATTTAGGATACGGCAGGGTAAATGATAAGGCGGTATCTAATTTGCTCGACATAAACCGATGGGCTAACAAGTACAATACGGATGGTGATTTTGATACAGAAGGTTTCCAGAAAGGATACAACAGGCAATTAAATGCATTGTGGGCGTTAGCTGATGTAGGCGCTATTACGAATGCTGATGCAGCCAAGAAATTCAGAGATGAATACGGATTCTGGGGCCAGGACGCCGGAAGCTACGGAGGGAATCAGGCTTATAATTCATTTGCCGTAGATGATAAGTTTGGTCAGACAACAGCCACCCGTTCTTATTATGGATTGGACGTTGTTTCAGCAGAGCAAAAAAGATTGTTAAACGAAAAAGGGATAAAGAATTATGTTGACTTATTTGGTGATAAATCTGATGCCGCTAAGAAGATTCTGGGCTCCGATTATAATAAGTTTGTTGCTTTAAAAGATAGTGGGTTAATGCCGGAAATAGACTTCGTTCTTGAGTCTGTTAAACCAGAAATGAAGCCTATTGAGGCCGGTCCCATAGCACCAGGTCTTACACCGCCTAAGATTGGATCTCCTGGAAGGATAGAGGTAAAACCGAAAGCAAGTACGCCTACGACTGCAACCGACACCGATACAGAGGAGGTGGTTGCAGACAATGGACCTAAAGGACAGGGCAGACCGGCGGCGTTCGGTCCTATCTTCCCGGAAATGCTAAGAACCCTTGACACTGGCTTGGAAATAGAAGGTCTAGAGAGGCATCAAGCACCACGTATAGACCCGGTTCTCCAATCTGCTGATCAGTATATCAACGAGCTCAACCGCGCGACATCGGCTCAGTTGGACGCAGTAGGTGACGTGCCCGACTCCCAGCGCTCTGCTATTCTGGCTAATATGAACGCCATAGCCGGAAGCAATATAGCCAAGTACATTAACGAAGTAAATTTCAATAACGCAAGGCAAATAAACGAAGCTGATAGATTCAATGAAATGGCTTATGTTCAGACAGACGATAAGAGCATAGTGGAAAGGCAACGTTATGAATCTGGGTTATTGAAGGCTATGGCTATAAGGGATGAAAATCTTGCTCGTTATTATGACAGCATAAACAGTGAGATACAGAATAAGTTCAATGTTCGTACATCGTTGAATACCATAGCTTCCATAGCTCCGAATATGAGAATGCTTCCAAGTGGTCAAATTGTTTACGTTCAAGGTGATCAGGATGTGATGAATATGGGTGATTATTCCACTCCTTACTTGAGAAGTTTAAATGAAGAAGATGATGAAACTAAAAGAAGAAGGAGGACCAAATAGTGGCTTCACAATATAGTATTTTAAGGCAATACGCCCCGTATGTTAGTCCTTACAACATAGATCTTGTTAAGGACGTCATGATGTACAAACAGCAGAAGGTTGATGCTGCTCGTGAAAAGATATATACCCAGGTAGATTACCTCATGGGTCAAGAGATAGATAAACCTGAAGCCCGCGCTTATATGGAGGATAAGATGTCAGGTGTGATTGCTAACATCAATCAAAAATTCAAAGGCGTGGATCTTTCTTCTGATGGTGTTACGAGAGCCATACAAGGAGAGATTAGCTCGGTGTTGGATGATACGGTCATTAACGCGATTGCCGGCACAAAAGAAGGCAAGAGAATGCATAAAATTATCTCTGATTTACAAATAAATAATCCAGAACTTTATTCTGCTGCGAATGCTTATGTGGCTTTAAAGCCGTATAATGAATGGGTAAATGATGGAAAGGCTGGTTCCCGTCTTGCTCCTCTTCAATATACTCCTTATACTGATTATAATAAGGAATTAAAAGATAGGATAGATTTTATAAGTAAGCTTCATAAAGGAGCTAAAGTTCAGATTCCTATTCTTGACAAGGATGGTCATCCTACTGGGGCAGTACAAGAAGTAACTAAGGATATGCTTACTCCTGAACAGATAGCTTCTTTTGCATTGTCAGGGTTATCAGATAAAGCAAGGCAGCAGATGCAGGTGGAGGCTATTTACATGGTAGACTCTAATCCATCTTTATATTCGTATAATTCTGTTCTTGGTTTTATGGATAAGCAGATAAGTGATAAGCAGAAGTATGTTGATGCTCTTACCGCCGATCTTTCTGGTTTGGGTTCTGATCCTGCAAAGAAAGAAATGGTTGAAAATGAAATAAAGAGAGCCAAATCTGAAATAGCTTCCATGAAATCTGAATTTAGTAGAATAGATGAAAGGACTTATGATCCGTATCTTGGAGCTATGAAGGTTATTGAAAATAATTTTATTAATAATGCTGCTGCTTCATATGCTTATGATAATTCGTCTTTCATAATCAAAGCCGATGAGCTTTACTGGAAAACCAAAGAATATAATCAGAGGGAAAGATTAGCTAATTTGAATTTCGAAAAATGGAAGATGGAATTTGAATACGAAAGAAATAAGGATATTGCAGAGTTTGAATATGATAAGAATAAGGATGAAGCCAGATTTGGATTAGACGAAGAACGTCTGAAGATGCAGAATAGGCTTAATGAAGCCAAAATAGCAAAACTTATGTCTTCTGGTGCAGGAGCGGCAGGCGGCAGAGCTGGAAGCCGAGCCATGCAGGTGGGCGTCGGCATAAATTCTGGTGGAACTATTTCAGCTAATCCTATTGAAACGAAAAATATTAGCATATCAGAAGAAACTCATAAGAAGTTTAATAAGGCATACACGGATCTTGTGACATCCGGAAGTAGATTATCTACGGCGCTTGGCGCTGAAAACATGAAAAATATTCAAGCTGCCATATCAAGAAATATGACGGATGAAACATCAGGATACAAGTATCTTATGGATGAAGAAAAACTCCTTAAGTATATAAAGGATAATGGAGGTCTCTCTAATGATATGTTTGATAAGCTACCTATGGCAGAGAGAAAAGCTGCCACAGACGCTTATATGCAGCTTAATAGTGCTGTAGACAAGATGGATATAGAGAATGATAGAATTAAGAAGGAGAATAAGATTTATGATAATATTGTATCTGAAATAGCAAATGCGATCGTGCAGAAGGAAGGAGGTGAACCCGAAGAATATATAGCCTATGCTACGGCGTTATCTCTTAATGATATTTTAAGAAAAAATAGAGGTACAGTCGGCGATGTAGAATCTGGAATAAGATATTATGAAAAAGGATTTTCACCTGCTGATGTAGCTACTATAAGAAAGAGGGTGAAAAATGATGGCATTGATTTATCTAAAGTATTTGAGAGGGATAGCAAAAGTGGCAGGTATTTCTTAAAAAAATACGATGATGTAAAAAATAGTTTCTCGGATGGTGAAGAAAAGGTGTTTTTTGATGCACTGTATTCTATTAGCGGAATGGAGGGCGTTGGAGATTATGCGGTAAGTGATATTAATATAGCTAATCAAATAACTAAGGTTCAGGATGATGGTATAAATGAGATACGTAAAGAATATCTCGAATTGTATTCTCCTAACACAGTAACATATTCAACTAAATTAACCTCTAAGGAGGCTGGTTATAGAGAGATGGGTGTTCTCAGGGATCTATTTACTAAAAAAATGGCAGAGCATCCTGTTGGTAAATCTAAATCATCATCGGCAACTATTGAATCATTTTCTTTGACAGAATCGGGAATAGCCGACAATGGAGAGAAGACTTACAGTTTGGTTGCTAATCATACTGGTGAAAGAGAGGAAATAGATATTGTTGAGGTATCTGAAACAGAGTTGATAAATAATGGCATAGATCCTGGTATTAATACTCCTTCCGTCGATATAGGTGGATATGAAAGTGGTATTATAAGACCTACATTTGGAAGTGATACCAATATGTGGTATCCGAAGATGCTTGAAAATTCAGATATATCACCCGCTTATGCTTCTGTATCTTCAATGATGAAAGTGTTATCAGATATGATAAATGAATCTGGTAATAATTTAGATGATATGCCAGAACAAAAGGTTTGGCTTCTTAATGCAGCTAAAGATATATTGGATAACAGTGGAAAGCTTGGTGTAAAGGTTGAAGGTTATGATCCTAAGACAAGTTACGGTTATGGATATGAGACAAGGCTTTATCTTATGGAGAATGGTAAACCTGAGTTAATAGATTCGTTTGATACTCCTAATGTATGGTTTGCGGATAATGTGTCTAAAGAACTTGCTGTTGCGCCTCAGAAAAAAATAGTTGATTTTGTTGGGCCAGCCATAACAGAAGAGATTAAGGATATGGTGGCGGCAAAAGAAAGGGGTGATTTACCTACGTCTTTGAATAAAAACGGCAAGTTGATGAAGTTGTTGAATAGTGTAAATAGGGAATAATATATGGAAAATGAGGAACAGACATTGGTAGAGAAATCAGGTTTCTTACCATCTACTGGATTAAGAGGGTATAATGCCGGAGTTCCTACGCGATATGAAGAAGAATCTTCTCTTATTGAGGGAGCAAAAAGAGAGATGGAGAGGATGAAAGTAGGATCATACACTCCCCCAGTATCAGCCATAAATCCTGATGATGATTCAGAAAAAGGATCTGATATTAGCGGAATAGATACTTCTTTTGATGTAGACACATCTTTTTCTGGATTAAAATCGGCTCTGAATGGTGGAGATGACCCAAGAAAGAAGAAAGAGGAATCTTATAATAAGTTAAATTCCATGATAAAATCTATTCAAGATAAATCAAGGAATACTTATTCTGGTAAACAAACGTCTTATGGTGAGGTTATAGCTGGTAATCAACAGTCATCTGCTGCTGATTTTGGTGTATTTGGTAAAGGAAGAACTATTAAGTTAGATGAAGCATATGACTTTTTATCCGATGGAAACATCGGTCTTGCAAAGTTTAAAAGTTATATGCCAGGAAGGGATAATGAAGATTATTACGGAAGAAGGCAAACTACTTGGAATAAGGCTGTTAATGGCATAGGAAAGCTTGTAACAAAAACAGCATTATATGGTGTATCAGGAGTAGTAGGTATTATCCCGGCTGCGTATAATCTTATAAAGACTGGTACGTTATCTTCTGCATTTGACAATGATTTTACACGGACCATAAATGATATAGATGAAAGAATAAACCACTCTCTTCCTCATTATTATACAAGAGAAGAGCGTGATATGGGATTTTTGCAGAGTCTTGGAACTGCAAATTTTATTTTTAATGATGTTATTGGAAATGGTCTATCGTTTACGACAGGAGCTATTCTGTCTGCCTACCTTACAGGTGGGATGGGTGTGTCAAGTCTTGGAGCTGTTGGCGCTAAAGTAGGGATGAAAGTGGCCGGCAAGATGGCAGCATCTAAGATTGCAGCAAGTGCTGTAAAATCCGCTTTTGGAGCGTATAGAGCAGGAGCGATGTACGGCAGAGCTATCGGCAATATGGCCAAGGTAGGAGTAAATACGTTCGTGGGAGCCGGCTGGGAGTCTGCTGTGGAAGCTCAGTCCTTCATGAAAGACTCTGAAAGTAAATACAAAGAATATTTTAAAAATATGTATGGTCGGAATCCTAATCAGTCCGAGATGGCTGAATTTAAGAGTTCTATTTCCGATACAGCAAACAGCATATTTTTAGCCAATATGGGTATAGTTGGATTATCCAATTATCTCCTTCTGGGAAAATATCTTGGAGTAGACACTGGTTTTGCTTCTAAATACATACCTGGATTAAAGGGTGTATCAGATACATATAGAGGATCAAAGAGTTTTATAGATCGTTATTTGTTTGGATTAGGAACTAAGAAGGTAGCGGGTGATGCTGGAAGGTTACAGACATTAAAAGCAAATTTATTCCAGAAATCCTTAGCTACTGTCTGGAATGTGTCTAAAAGGCCCATATCTGAAGGCGTATGGGAGGAAGGCATGCAAGGTGTTGCTCAGCGCATGGGGGAAGATTTTATTAGATCAAGATATGATAAGACGTATCTTGATGCCACATCTTCTATAGTTGATTCTTTTTCTAAGGCTATAGCTGAACAATTTACAACCAAAGAAGGATTGAAAGAGATTGGCATAGGAGCCCTAATTGGTGGTTTATTTGGAGCCAGAAATGGTGCTTTTGGTTTATATGAAAGAAGAAATAAAGAGCGTACTATTAATACCGATGTTGAGAAATTTAATAGCAATAATGCCTTTACTTCTCAATCCGTAAAAGACTCTATGCGAAATTTAGCCGAATTTAATGCTCAAATGAATGATCCTGAATCAGATTATTATTCTAAATTTGAATTATCTGATAGAATGGGAATGTTAGAGGATACGGCTAACAATTTCAGGTCAATGGTTAAAAGCCTTGACGAAGGTGAGCTGGCTTCTGAAATGAAAGTAGATGAAGAAACTGTCAAAAAATATAAGGAAGATATTATAAAAGATTTTGATAAGAAGTTGGCCAATTATAAAAAAGCTTCTTCTTTTGCTGAGGCTATTACTGCTGAGACTTCATCTGATCTTTATCGATCTAATGTTGCTAATGCTGTGTTTAAGGGGTTGGATGCAGAGGATATAGCAATGGAAGCATCAAATGATATTGCTGATTATGTAAATGACAATAATTTTTTTGATGATATAAATACGTTTTATTCATTATCAAGTCAAGCTTTTGATACAGCTAATCAGTTAAGGGAATTGCGTAATGAGATCAATGATCTGAATGCTGAAATAGAGAGGTTGGCTACAACTCCGAGAAGAGTAGAGGATGGCAATGATACCGAAGCAGAGGCTATAAAACAAAAAACTATTAAATACGATAATCTTAATAAGGAATATAGAAGGTTGTCAGAAGAACTTCTTAGTAGTTATAAAGAAGTATTTTATTCTTTTGATCCTGGAGTATTAGCTCTTGAGTTGTTTAAATCTGAAACGATAACTGCTGAAGATATATTGAAGGCTTATGACTCTGTAGCTTCTTTAAGTACTTATATTGAGAATAATAAAGGAAAGAAAGAAGCAGAGGATTTAAGAAATATGGTTGTGAAATATCAGCAAGCCATTACCCAATATAAGGTTTTACGGTCATTTATGAACTCCATACAGGATAAGAAATTCATGAGACATGATTTTTCTTTATTTTCTAAGTTCTTAAATGATATGGTATCTTCTAATACTGAATCTATAGAAAGTGATCGTTTTTATCAGACAGAGGGTAATAATGTCAGTTTGGATGAAAAAATAGATGAACTTCTGAATAATGGAGAAATAAATTTAGATGAAGCATTTACCATGAAAGTATTTGGTCATCTAAACGATGGTATAACTCAGAAGCCGAAAGAGGATATATTGTCTGATTTTGATTATGAGTTGGCAATGAAAGATCTTTTGTCTGCACCTATAGAGGTTAGAGAACGTATCGTAGATAAGATATATACAGGTAATCAAGATCTTTTATCTCCAAGGGAGAAGGAGATATATGAAAAGTATAAACAGGATATTGATGATTATATATCATATCTTGGTGATAGTCCGGCTAAGATGATAAAAGATTTATCGGATAAAGTTAAGAGACTTACTGAACCTCGATCTGTGTATGAGGATAATAAGATCATTATTGATATGGCTAAATCCAATTTAGAACCAGATCAAAGGAAGGAACTTGATGATGCTATTTCTTCGTATGTGGATATAATGAACAGACGGGACAAAGGGGAGAAAGTTGATGAAGATAAGCTTGCTGATTCAGTATTTACCATAGAAGATCTTGGTCAGGCTGGAAACATCACGGATCTCCTTCCTTATATCGAACAAAACAGGATTATTGACAAAGGTCGTATTTCTGAATCTACGTTGAGTAATTTTGGGGAAGATGATGCTAATATAGATTCTCTTGTAAATGAGTTAGATGAATCCGATAATACGCTGGGAGCTAACATAGATAGTGCCCAGAATCCAGAGACGTTGATGGTAAGAAGAATATCCAACGATGGCAATGAAAGGTATGAAATTGCGGGTCTTAGAGCCGATAAATTTATATCTTCAATAAAATCATTGGTTCCTATTCAAATAAGTTCTGAAACGAACGCTAATGGCACTAAAAGGTATTCTCTTAACATAGGTGGAGAAACGGCTACTATAATTGAACTGCCTTATCATGCGAGATGGTCTATAGACAAAGAATCGGCTCGTGTTCTTAACCGTTACACAGATGTGTCTATTCAGGACGTGGGTAATTCCTATTCTTTGGTTTATAAGCGTCTTGATTCAGATGAGTTGGTTCCGTACAGAACAGGTGTCGGATTCGGAGAGAATGAGGTAGATAAAATAGATCAGGAAGCATTATCTTCTTTGAAAAAAGGAGATAAGGTTAATCTCGAAATAGATGTAAATGATACCTATAATCAGTCTCTTTTTGCCGAATACAATGACGCTGTTCAGTCCGGCGATAAAAAAAGAATAGAATCTGCTGAAAATAAGTTGGTATCCAATATGGTTATCAAGGTCATGAGTGGGAATAGATTCGTTTCTGTTGTAAAAGCTGATACAGGAGGCATAGATGGTATAAGTAAAATAAGAAGAACGGCTTTCAACAAGTGGAAGAAGGATGCCGGCCGGTCGGCTACCATCGGCGTCGGCACGCATGTTGTTGCCCAGACCCTTCCCGGAAGACCGGTGTTTAACATGAAGGTGAACGGTCAAGGATATGGCCAGGTAGAAAATCTACCCATTACCGAAAAAGGTGCTGAAAAAGTATCTGATGTCGGATATGTATTAAATGGCAAAGTCGTGCTTAAGAACGGATCTAAATACACAGGCTTCCCATTTGCTTATTCTATATTAAATGACAAGGGGAATAATTACAAAAATGTAAGAGTTCCGGTAGTCGTCATCAAAGGTAAAAACGGTCTTAATTATCTTTTCCCAGTTAGTCTACGTTCTGTAGAATCAGAGGAAGGGCAGAAATGGATGTCTTTTATAGATATGCTACTTGAATCCGGTGATTCTGAATTGCTACAGATGGGTCAAGATGATATACAAGATCTTAATGCGTATCTAACCAAGTTAGGTCTTGATCCGGCTTCGTATCAAGTATCGTATTTGAATCCTATTTCAGGGCTTAGAAAAGCTCGTGAGGCTATAGAAAAATTATCTACGGTTCCTGATGTTGTTAAGTGGGTAGAAGATGGAAGTAGGAGCGTGAAAGACATTGTGACGTCTGAAGTAGAATCTGGAATAGATTTCGAAGGTGAGATGTTTGTCGCTCCTAAGATCAGGATTCAGTTTGGTAAATCATCTTCCAGCCCTAAGTCGCTTATAGAGGATGATCTTCCTTTCTCTGATGAGGGTAAGACCGTTACTTCTAAAGAATACGTGGATGTTTATGAAGAGGAAATGCCAGAGGAAGGGGCTGTCTGGGAGACTCAGCCGGCGCCATTAGCTCAGCCGGCTCCTGCGGCACAAGCTGCGCAGTCTTTACCTGGCAAGAAGCGTACCTCCAGGAAAAACTTCTCTCTTATGTTAAACGAAATAGAATCTCATATAGAAAAAGAAGGATTGCCGCCTTATGCTAATATTTTTGATTTTATAGCAAGGAAGATTGTAGGAGGTGACTTGAGGTTTCTTCGTGAGAGAGGTAATCCTAAAAGTCTTAAGGAGGAAATGGGATTAGAACCTAAAGGAACAGTAGGTGATAAGATATCCACTCCTTCCAAGAAAGGTGGTAAGACCTTAGATGAATATGTTTCTTGGCTTCGTTCTCAAACAGATCAGGTAGTAGTGGATTATGTTGGTTCAAGGTCTGATGAACAAATTATATCAGAGTTGAAAAACTTTTTGAAATATATTAATTTTGTTCCAAGCAAGGCTTTGAATTATTCTCTTAGAGTCAATGGCATGGATACCCTAAAAGAATATGGCACAAAAGAGGAAGTAGAAAAAATGGAATCTGATATCAATAGTTTGGTTTCTAAAGTTTTGCCTACGGTGGACAACCAAACTATAGAAGATGTTTCTACTGCAATAAAATCAAACAACTTGCCTGCCATATGGGAGCCCGTGGAAAGCCTTGATATGACAAACGAGGAAAAAATAGAGTTTTTGAATAACGTAGCAGATTTCCTTAGCGGCATACCAGAGTATGATGCTGTCGTGGAGTCTATAGAGTCAGAATCAGATAATATTTTAAATGATGGAAAAGAAGGAAGTGCAGAAGGCGGTGCAGTACGCACTGAGGAAGATGGCGATAAAAAGGGAGATGGAGAAGGCAAAGGACAATCCAGAACAAATGTCGAAGTTGAAAGAAATGTCGAATTACCTGGATCTGAAGAAGGAAGAGTAGATAACTATAGGAAGAACGGAGATAAGTTCTCTGACATTGCTGAAGTTACTTTATGGCTACTTAGAAGGGCTGCCGGCATAACCTCTATCCCGGAAGGAGAAGAGGTTTATGTAGAGGGAGATGAGGTTAATAGTATTATGACCGATATGGAATCAAGGTACGGGATAGACACCATCAACCACTCACATACGACTAAGGCTATAAGGGATCTTGACGGCGTGTCAGGTTATAAAGTAGAATACGGCTTAACCTTTTTGACATACGATCCTTTTATTAGAATATCCAATCCAAGGAAAGAATCTAAGGCCGCAAAAGACGATCCTCGTATATCCGAAGAACCGCTTACTCACATATCAAGGGTGACAACCCCTTATTTCCTGTACGGCGGTGATGAAGCATATACATCTGTTCCGGCTAAGGTAGAACCTATACCGGAGAAGATAATGGGTCGTAATGGCATTAAATTTGGCATGAGCGTAACCCAGCTAACCAAATTAGGATACAAAAAAGCTGGTGGAAACTGGATATACAAATTCTACATGAACTCAGGTGTGTATGATTTATATAATATCAGTACCGGAGAAGCGTTTAGGGCAAAACCAGATCTTGGAGTTAAGATAAGTTCCAGTGCATTCATCCGTTCTTTATCTCAATCTGGTAGAAAAATACAAAATATGATGAGTAACATGAGCCAGGAAGAGATAGATAGGAATAAGAATCTTGTAGAAGGTTCTGATAATTCGGATTCGATAAATGAGTTAAATAAAGAGTGTTGAGTATGAGAAGGAGATTTTTTAATGCTGCGGATAATTTTGTGGGAGGATGTTATAATAAGTTATCTAATGAAGATATAAAAAGGCTTGGAGGAAAAAGACCTTATGTATGTCAGTTTAATAAAATTCATATACATATAGGACCTGTATTAAAAGATCATGATTCCGATGTTAGTTACATAATGTTTAATAGTAATTGGAATTATGGTGGTTATGAATCTATGGTTTATCATCATAGCAATAATGGTATTTTTATATTAGGTGAAAACAAAATTGGTAATATAGAAGACCATATACAAGATCTAACATATTGGTACGAATATGATCCGAGTCTTAATGAAAATTATTGTTATTTTTATTATGAGGCTAATAACAGCGGAAATGCTATCAAGTTGAATGGTGAGTTTGGTAGTGCCAGTACTGTTTTCAACATTCCCAGCTTGGAAGTCACCACTCTTCGTGATGGCAGTTTGAGTTTTCCGGAGATTTATATAGAGGGAGTTTGGGATCCGTCATTGTATAAATCAGTTTTATAATTAACTTTGCAAAAAAGTTAATTATTATGGGTGTCAAATGTCAGATAGAAAAGAAGGAAAATAAAATAGAACGGGTTGAGGCTCCTAACGGTGAGCCTTCCGTTCTTTACGAAAGTGCCTTAAAATTATTAGGAAACAGCGAGCGAGCTCTTCAAGTATGGGCTAAGGCTTACACCTCTGATTTTTTGTCGTATTATGGTCATTGGAATAACCCGGCTCCAGGGGAGATGTTTAATACCGATCCTAATGGCGAACCTCTTTTAGAAGATGTGCTGTCGTATATGAAGCGTCAGGCTTATTCTTCCGATCCCTTAACGGCTCAGGATGTTAAGGATGTAAGAGATGTTATGATATCCAATTCCATATATAGCATACGATCTCTTATTAATAGAGTTAGAAGCTCTTTTTATGTGGATGGCAATCTTATCCTAAATGAAGAAAATCTAAGAAGATCCGGCTTGTATAATGAGACGGAAATAAGTAGGATATTAGATAATCCTTCTGTATTCAATGAGGTCAGCTCTTTTATGAGGCTATTATTAGACTATTCTAATAACGAACACGATCTTGGGAAAGAGTTTTACTTCACAACCGTAGAAAAACCATACGGTCCTGTTGTGTATAAAAAAGGCGTCTTCAATAAATTAGGAAAGAGAGCATCATACAATCCGGCTGAAGTTTATGAGGCTATAAAAAATACAGTAGGAGGTATTAGTGTTGCTTCAGAGTTTGATGCTGCTTTCGGATCTTTATCTGATTCATATCCGGAGTTAGTTGAAAGATATCAGTCGGATAAGAGTTTTGCCTTGTCGATGTTCAACGAATTTTCGAATATGAACATCGTTCCGGTTGTGGCTTTAGAAGATAATAATATCGTAGAAGGGAAGAGACGGTCATTATCAAAGTTGCAAGATTATGCTTATTACAGCCCTATTGGATCTGAGTCATTACGAGCTCGTATATCAGCCTTTCTAAATAGGGTTAATGCTGATACAGAAGAAGACCTTAGAAGTATGATATGGGACGTAGAAGAGGCTTGTGTGGGTCTTGGTATAGATATCGTAGGCGTGTCTAAGGCATATGACGGAACAGAAGAATCGCTGAATAAAATTGATAGCTTGATGTTGGATCTTGATATTTATGTAGCAAGGCGCAACGATGATACTTATGCTCCTACTTTAGCTTCTGCTATTGATGACGTTCTTGGAGATAGCAGGGATCGCCGTGTTATGTTTTTGCCAGAGTATATGGATAATATGAATATCGTTTATATGGAATCTGACATAGATCCAGTATCGGCATTTGAAAATCATTCTCTGCTTTATCTTGGTGGAAACCTATATCATAAGGTAGAAAGAGATAATTTAGGTGATTTGTACGATATGGCTGCCGAGCTTGCCAAGCAGAGCCTAACTTATTTCCCACCTGGTATCTATCCTGAATATTGTTTTAAAGATGGTGTTTTAGATAAGCTCCGCGTGAAAAACGTAGATAGTAAGGCCCTTGCTGATTCTATTAAAAAATACGTCCTGTCTTATACCGATTCTCAGAATACGGAAGAGATGAATGCTACCAGATTGGCGTTTGGTCATCTTGTTATTCCTGAAAGTCCGTATGTTAATGAAGAACGGGAGTTTAGCCGATACATAAACAGAAAGCAGGACAAAGAGAATCCTTTACTCTTATTCGATTTATACCAATCTTATCTTGAAAATAAGCTTCATAATACGGAAGTGTATGAAGGGGCATACAAGTATCTTGACTTTAAACCAGATTATTTGCTGGGTCTTACCGTTTCAGATCCGGATACGTTAAAACAAATTGAACTATCTTTGGCAGGTAATGATCGTGAACAGCTATTTGAGTATAGCATGAGCAGTACCGATCCTTCTTTTACAGATCTGTTCTATTTGGATTATTATGATATGTTATATGCCGGTTCTGATTTCTATCACGATCTTTTCACAAAGCATCCTAATCTCTTAAATGAGGTTCGGGATCATAACATAACTAAGCAGGATGGTAATGTTATCGTAGAAGGGTTGTATAATAATTTTATCAGAATAGGGAACACAGTGTTCACTAAAGTCGGCGAAAGTAGTTCCGGCTCTATCTACCAAAATCTAACAGGAACCGAATCGGAGGTGAAATACGATTCTACTCAGAAGGCTAAGACGGTAGAAACCGATTATGCTCCATACCAAAACAGATCTGGCTTGACACAAGACATGACCATAAGCAAGTCTGAATTAGGTGATCTTAATAAATTAGAATGCAAATAATTTTTGTATATATATGATATAGTTTTTTCATAATCACAATTTGGGAAGTGAGGCTTGTGAAAGTCTCACTTTTCTTATATATGTGTATATATCAATAACATATAAGAAAAGTTAGATTTTCATTGTTTATGGATTATTTTTATTAAGTTTGCGATATTAGTTTCAGGAAGGGATTATAGAAAATAGGGAAAAGTAAGAACAGAACGCAACTAATAACGGTAGGAAATGAGAATCAGTACCATCAAACGTAATAACAGCATTCATCTTATGTATAAAAACATTATGAATGATTTAGGTCAATTAAGAACTGTAGTTTCAAAATCCTATATTTATAATCTGATACAAAATCAAACCGGATTAAGTATCAGAACTATATCCCATGTCTTGAATCACACAAAAGAACAGGATACAGATTCTTTGCGAAAAGCATACATTTTCATACATTTGTGTGTTCTTTAGTTTTTAGATTTAAGTTTTTCATGGTATTAGTTTAGATTAGTGTAGATCAGGGTTCGCAGTGATGCGGGCCCTGGTTTGATTTAAAAAGTATTAAAATATTTGCTATTTAAGATCCTGTTCCTATCTTTGTTTCAGAAACAATGAACAACGAGATCCCACCTCTGGTTGTTTGATGTTGAAAGATATTTTTGGCTCATTAGGGTTTGTCATAGTGGGATCTGACATTCTCTTTTGGGCCTATTTTTTTTATCATGGATAAAGTTTCTGTTTTTGAAAGTTCGGATTTTGGAGAGCTTAGAATTATTGTAGATCCAAAAGGAGATGTTTGGTTTGTGGCGTCAGATGTGGCTAAATCTCTTGGATATATAAATGCTAAAGATGCGGTAAAAAGACATGTAGATGATGATGATTCTATGCTTTTTCAAGTATCTGATAATCAATGGGGCGTAAAACGATCTATATTGAAAACCAGATATATAGATAGTATAAGAATAATTAATGAATCTGGTTTATATTCTCTTATATTATCTTCAAAATTAGAGTCTGCTAAGAGATTTAAGAAATGGGTAACATCTGAGGTTCTTCCTTCTATTCGTAAAACAGGAGAATATAAAACAAGTTCCGGTGGAAAGGGAATTTTGGTCCCTGACTTTTCTAATCCGGCAGATGCAGCAAGAGCCTGGGCTGATCAGTATGAAGCTGCTCAGAGAGCTATAGCTGAAAAATCTCAGGCAGAGGCAGAGAAGCAACAAGCCTTGAAAACAATAGAAGAGCATAAGCCTGATGTAGAATTTGCCGAGTCTTTTAGGAAAGTAGACCATAACAATATGTGGCTGATTCGTGATATTGCCAAAAAGTTAGAACAGAATGGTGTTATCATCGCTGAAAAGAATTTACGTTCATTTCTTGAAGAAGCTAAGTTTATGTTTAGGAACGGTCTTGGCAAATGGGAGTTGTATAGTAATGTTGTAGCTAAAGGATATGGTGTATATAGATCATATTTTGTAGATAAGTATTCCGGCGAAAGGGTTAATCAACAAACTATCTACATGACAGGATCCGGATATGAAGTGACCCTCAATGGCATAAAAGGAAAACTTAAAAATGTATTTTTAAAATATGGTAAATTTTCTTGAGTTTATTTATAGGTAGTGTTTTAAAAGAATAAAAAACACTACCTTTTTTTTTGTTTCTGTCTTTTCTGAAAATACTTCTCTTCTATAGGAAATAAACACACCTATATTCCACCCTGCAATTATGATCTTTGTTACGTGCTTCATGCACGTATGTTTAACAATTAAATACTATAAAATTATGGGTGGTGATAAAATCGTCCTTTTAGATGGAGCCGGGGCTAACGGTGGTGGTGCAGCCACTAATGGTCTTCTTTCAATGATTCCCGGCATGTTTGCTAATTTGATAGGTGGTAATAAAATGGATCCGAATCTGGTGGCGGCTTTGATGAACGGTCGTAACAACCAGGACGGTTTCGGTGGGGCTAACGGTTGGTGGCTCTGGATAATTGTTTTGTTCTGGCTGTGGGGTGGACGCGGCTTCGGTAACGGTTTTGGAAATGGCGGTGATTGTTGTGCCAATGGTTTGCCGGCTCAGTTGAATAACGATTACGGTCGTGAACTTTTGATGCAGGCAATTCAAGGTAATCGTAGCGCCATAGATCAGATTGCTTCTGCTTTGAACTGTTCTACTACTCAACTTCAGAACGCTATCTGCAACGTACAGGGTGCTATTGATAAAGTAGCTGGTCAGGTAGGTATGACTTCTCAGGCTGTTATCAACGCAGTTCAACAACAAGGTTGTGAAATAGGAAATCAAATCAGCTCTTGCTGCTGCAATCTGAGTTCGTTGATCAATCAAAGCACTTGCCAGACTCAGGGAATGATTACTCAGCAAGGTTTTGATAACCAGCTTCGCACGTTGGAACAAACCAATATCTTGCAGAACGGTCTCAACCAAGGTCTGGCTAACAATCGTGAGCAAGCTACAAGCCAATTCAATATCTTGTCTGCGAAACTTGACGCCCAAACCGTTATGATCAACGACAAATTCTGTCAGTTGGAAATGAGGGAGATGCAGAACACTATTGCTCAACTTCGTGAAGAAAAAGCGGCTTTGACAGCTTCGGCATTATCTCAGCAACAAACCCAGAATATCGTTGGTCAATTACGCCCGACGGCCGTCCCGGCCTACCCCTCTTGTTCTCCTTACCAGGCTTATACTTGGGGACAGGTATTCGGAGGAGGTTGCTGCAATAACGGATGTGGATGTAACAACGGATGTTGCAATAACAACGCCGCTGTCTGATTTTATTAAGAGAGGAGGCTAATATGGCTTGTGTTTCTAAAATAGGATCGTTGTATGAGATGGTTACGAAGAATGTTATTGTCAGTACGACAAATACAGTCTTCGGTATTAACCCACGGGCTTGGATCGCCCTTCCGTGTGAGGGTCTTATCCTTCTTAAGATAAGGCAAGTAGTCCCCACAGCCGGAAGTGCTCTACCGGTACAGATTGCGGTCCCGGCAAACAGCACAGTTTCAACAGTAGGAGCCGACACCTGTTGCCCGGTTACGGGAGTGAATGTCGTGAACCCTATTAACGTAGCTGTAACGGGTGCTGCTATGGTAAATGGCACAGAACGCCTTCTGTACTTCAATAAAGTTCGTGGCGTGTTAAGATTAATGGATTGCTGTGTTCCAGTAGCGGCAGCCCAGGCGTCTGAAGTTAAAGCAGGTAAATGATTTCAGTAGGGTGATGAAGATCATCACCCTATTTTCACCTAACTAATATTTTGATCATGTTTTCAGATTTGAAGAAAGGGTTTCAGGTACATACCCTTGATACTAATACAGTACCTAAATACGAATTGGGAAAGGTAGTAGCCGTATCCGAACCCAGGTATCTTCCTCCTCAGCCAGGTCAGTATCAGGCGATGCAGACCCGCGTGGTGGATCTGACGGTAGAGCTCACTGGCGAAACCAAGACCTATACGGTCCCGGAATCCCAGAATGTGGCTAAGGCTATGGGCATAACATTATCTACCAGCATAGATCCGATTATGAACGAACTGAATGCTATAAAAAACACCAGTCAAGACATAATAAACAGCGTAGATGCCCATCGTACCAAGATAGAGGCTTGTGAATCTATATTAGAAGACATCAATCCGGCATTCAAACAAACGAGAGAGCAGGATCGTAAAATAGCTGGTATAGAAAATAAGGTGAATGACCTTACTGATTCATTCGAAGATTTAAAGAAGTTAATTGTAGAACGTTTGAAATAAGTATAATATGATAGTATATGATTTAAATTCAGGACACAGAGAATATCCTGGATATGACGAGATAGAAGACAGACGAGGTGGAGGCAGAGGCAGAAGCCGGCGTTCTGATGGGACGTACATGGGGTACGGTGGTGGTATTTACGACCATTACGGTATGCATGAGAAGATGAAAGAAATGGAAGAACGCGAAAACGAGCTGGAAGAAAGGGAAAGAAGGCTCGAAGAGCGCGAACGTCGTCATGAAATGGAGGACCGGGAATACCGGAGGATGGGTTACGAATCCTACCCGACCGATTACTATGGAGACGACAGATACTACGGTGACGGACCTCAGATGCGTAGAGGTCGCGGACGTGGCAGAGGTCGTTCTTATTGAGGAGCAGACGCAGAGGATCCAGCTTATCAGAAATATGTAGATACTTACGGCTACCATTTTTCTAATGCTCTTGCTGATGAGGCGGTAAAGAAGATGGTCAACGTCGATGGATCCAAGAGGATCTGGAAGCAGCCGGAAATAAAAGATATTTTTGAAAAGTGCGGAGCGAAGAAGCCGGATAAAGCGACATGGGGCGATGTCCAATATGTCTTTGCAATGTACTATTCGGATGGTTTTCCGAAGGTCTTCAAATGTGAGAACGAGTTGGTGAAAGCTACGTTAATGTATTTGGATGATCCGGATGCTCCCGAAGGAGTAGCCTTTATAAGATGGCTTGCCGTGCAAGATTACCTCGGCGAAAAAATAAACTGGAAGGATCTGACCTGAGATCCAGACCCAGGTCCTTCCGGTGGTGCGGGAGCCATAGTAAAAAATATGATTCCCGCATTCCCGTTTTTCCCGTTTGGAAAAAAAGGAATAAAAATATTATACCGGTCGGCGGGCAATAGAATACCCGTGGCCGGTTTGTTTCACATAACTTTTTTTTGGATATGAATATAGCACACGAATCTAAATCGAATAAAACCCCATTGTATTTAATAGGAGAGTTGATTGGCGTACCGAATACGGTTATGGACTCAGCATTGCATGAACTGAAAGATAGAATAGACAAAGACCCTAAATATAAAGATGTTAAAAATTGGCTCGAATCTTTACCCAAGATCTGAACCTATTTTTTTTAATACCAGGCCCGATGCGATTTTAACGTATCGGGTTTTTATTTTAATTCATATTGTTTTATTTTAAATCTAATTAATTCATGAATGTCGTACTTTTGTTGAAAAAGTATTCTATATGGAAAATAAGGAAGATTACGTTGGTTACGAAGATCAAGAACTGTGTAACCTGTATTACAAAGAGGCTGAAGCCATGAGGCAAAAGCAGGACTGGCCTCGGCTTAGGGCTGTCCCTGCTCCGGCCAAGGGAACGCCATCGCCCGGCTGGGGTCAGCTTGGACGTGGAAATGAAGTTCGTGTCAAGTACGTTAGCATCAATTCAGGATTGGGAGGGGATAGATTATGACTGTAGAAGAATTAGCCGGCAAAAGATACGGTGGCGAATTTGTTTTCATGTTTGGTTATCTTGAAGGTAGAACAAGATTCGTTTTTGAATGCTTTGATCCAAGACCTGATCACGAAGGTAAAAATACCTATATGGTTTCTTATTTTGAGAAGGGACTTCGTAGAAGAGATGTGGTAGATGTACCGTGTTATATGAATGTTTCAGCGAAATCATGAAAACACTACTTTTAAACGTACCTTCTTTCTCTGGTAAGATAGTTTCTCCTACCTGGATTAAAGCCGTAAGGGATTTCCAATCTAAATCGAAGGCAGAAAGAGATTCGTATTGTTCGGCTTGTGGATGTACGGGAGGGTGTAACCTGTGCGATGATATAAGTAAATATAGGATTTCAGGACAACTAAAATATTATATATAATATGGTTAGAATCGCATATTTCGGAACCGATGGCCGTCCTGGTCATTACGCTATTCCGATACGAGGTAAATTCACAGAAGAGGATATTAAGGTAATAGAATCTGTAGATTGTGATGATTTCTATAAGGTGTTTGACGTTATGCGTTTTAAGATAGCTGAGTTTAAAGGATGGACGATATTAGGAATCCCGGTAAGCTTAGACGATCATAGACCTGGAAGCAAAACCGTTATCTTCATAGAGGGTAAAGCTAACGAAACTGACTTTATGGAAGTTATACAAGAGTATTCTTTTCTTAAAAATAAGGTAAAGAAACTTGCCGAATTGTATCATGATGGAGAATGGCTTGCGACTGGTAAATTGAATCAAGATCCGCCTACTAACAAGGAGCGGTTTCAATTTACGTTAGACAAGGATGATATTATTAACATGATTAGGGGAGTCGATTTAGATCCTTATTCTGATGTGGCGAATGAAATGGAGAAAATCGGATTGGGATCATCATCTGATTCTTCATATGAGGGTCCCATATGGTCTTGGTTTGTTAACAAAGTAGAACTTTGGCAGAAGAATAATGTATGGGATAGTTTCTCCGCTGAGTTTTTGTGGGGTTTGTATTGTAGGATAAAGAAAGTATAGTAACAATTAATTTAAAACAAATCATGGAATTAAAAGATTTTAAAGATGTGGTTAGAGTAATGACAAAAGAAGAGTTCGAATCAGCAATCAACGAAGATATTAAATTCGTTGAAAGATTTAAGCATTTTTTTAAACATGATGATGTTGCGAGGATAATAGAACACGTAAAGTCAGTGTTAGAAGCATCAGTGGACTACTTCTATCCTAATCATCCTGAAGTAGAATTTGAAAAAGATTTTAATATACAATACGATGTCAATAATATCTTGAACAAATACGGCCACACCGAAATGGGTATGTATAAAATACAGCTCTATATAGAGAATATTTTGGGTAGTATTCAAAACAAGAAGCCTGTAGACGTGGGAGAAGTCTCTGACGGATACCACACTTTCAATGAATTGTATAGGTATCACATGTTGTATAACGCTGCCTTCTTTAATCTATTAGCCAGAAGCGGACAGGTTGAAGTTTGCAAATCAAGGAGACACAGCGACGGAGAAAAATGCTTCGGTTCTGATGATTGGTTTATTGTGATGGCGATCCTACCTACCGGTCAGGTATCTAATCACTATGAAAGCAAATACTGGGATTTGTTTGATGTTCCTGAAAGAGAAACCGCTTTCGAATACGATGTCCATACACCAAATGAAGCTGCCGACAGACTTAAAAAGTATCTCAAACTGCCTCGTCGTGGCATGACATTCGAATAGGCTTTACAACGGCTTAAATTAGGTCGTAAGATAAAAAGAATCGATTGGGGTAAAAAGTATATCTGTATGTTTGACGTAAATATATTGATATCCGAAATAACATTAAAACAATATAATTTCATTATAAGGTTTTAATGTACCATAAATGGTCCGGATATTAGCCTAAGCCTTGAAACGAAGGCTACGTTATTTGAGAATAGATAGTTACCTACGGATGTTTGCCCAAGTCCGTAGCTCTAAGGATGGTGATTAAACAGGAGTAGTGTATTTGACGAAACAGTGTTGCCATTATATAAAACCTCTTATAACATTGGCGATGGGTACTAACAGGATGAAATATTCCTGACTTATGTTGAATAAACATTAAAAATGTTTGTAGATATGGTGTACGTACAAGACATAGATGGTAAACCTATGATGCCAACAACGAGGCATGGTAAGGTTAGGAGACTGCTTAAAGATAAAAAGGCAGTCGTTGTGAACCTATGTCCGTTTACCATCCGATTAACGTACGTAACATCTGATTACAAACAGGAAATTGTGTTAGGCGTTGATGCTGGTACTAAACATGTTGGTTTATCAGCTACGACGAAAAGCAAAGAACTTTACAGTAGTGAAGTTATCCTTAGAAATGATATCGTAGATCTTTTGTCTACCAGAAGGGAGCTACGAAGAACAAGACGGAATAGATTGAGGTATAGAAAACCTCGTTTCGATAACAGAATAAAAAGTAAGCGTCCTGGATGGGTAGCACCTTCGGTGAAGTACAAAATAGACGCCCATATTCGTGTTATTGACAATGTATGTTCTATATTACCAATATCTCGTATTGTTATTGAAGTAGCTCAATTTGATACTCAAAAGATTAAGAATCCTGAAATATTAGGTAAAGAATACCAGGAAGGTGATCAACTTGGATTTTGGAACACAAGGGAGTATGTTTTAGCAAGGGATGGGCATAAATGTCAGTATTGTAAAGGGAAGTCAAAAGATAAGATCCTTAATGTCCATCATCTTGAATCCCGAAAAACGGGAGGTGATTCCCCTTCTAATCTTATTACCTTATGTGAAACTTGTCACAAAGAATACCATAAAGGTAATATAGATTTGAAGATCAAACGGGGATCGTCGCTCCGCGACGCGGCCGTAATGGGGATCATGAAATGGAAGTTGTATGAAGAACTGAGATCCAGATACGACAGAGTTTCTATGACGTTTGGTTACATTACGAAACATAATCGGATTAAATACGGTATTGAAAAAATCCCATACATCCGACGCGTTTGTCATTTCTATGAACATTAATGCGAAACGAATCGAACGTCAATATTTAAAACGTTTAATTCGTAGACATAACAGGCAAATACATAAAATGAAAATTTTAAAAGGAGGAAAGAAGAAAAACAATCAAGCTCCTTTTGAGGTTTTCGGTTTTAGATTGTTTGATAAAGTGTTGTATAACAATAAAATATTATTTGTTTATGGAAGGAGAAAATCAGGGAGTTTCAATATCAGGGATTTCAACGGAGAAAATTCAAAAGATGTTTCACGCAAAAAGTTTAAACTCATTAGAGGGAAGAGGCATCCGATTATATTAAAGTAAATGAATATATTTAATAAATTTAATAGAAAAACGTATCATGTATAATAAAGAAATAGTAATATGCGCGGCCATCTGGGTGCAGGACGGCAAGAAGCGTCCTCATCAGCCCACCAATATACCATCTGGAACCGTATTTTGTGGATTGAGACACCCCTCTATACTATCTCAACTTGCGGCATACGGTATAGCCCATAAAAACTGTAGTGTTCAAGGATTTTTGACAAGCAAGAATCAGTTTTTAACAAGAGAGGAAGCATCTGAACTTGTTAAGAGCAATAATCAGGAAATGGTAGTAGATAGGAGTGCCATTAGAGAACAATTGTATTCAGAAGATCTATATTAACTAAAAAACAAAATAATATGGGATTTAAAATCAAAAAGTCAATCACTTATGATATGATGGACGACAGTCGGGTAGAGTACGAATTTGATAATACCAATGATTTAAATCATATCATATTTAAAGGTGATTGTAGAGAACCTTTTTCATTTAGCAGAGTACTTGTTGAAGAATTAATTAAGACATTTGAAAACATACAGGATAGATACTCTGATAATTATGAACTTAAGGTCTATCTTTACAATTGCATAATTCAACTGAGCGTAAATCCAAAGGACCCCAGTGAATCCTTTTTGGCGTATATGATAGAGATAACATGAAATTGATATACGGAATAAAGACCAGTATTCTGAAAGGAATGTTTTGCATATGATTACCAAGCAGGATATACAAGCAGCAGCATCGTATGTTTTCCGAAGCAGTTTTGTCTCGGAGGACCAGACAAGGAAAACAATGGTAAAAGCCGGGAATAGCGCTACCAGAAAGATTATTATGACTTTCAGAGGCAAATTGTTTAAGAAGGCTTTTGATAGGGCAAGTAGAGGAAAGGATATCAACTCTTTTGAAAAACAAGAGAAAGTGGATGGTCTTAACTTTCTCTATAACCCAAATAATGACCGCATGAGAAACGGTCATATTATAATAGACGGAACTGGTCTATTTAAACAAATAATAAAGTCGGGTACGTAAGTTATCCGACTTTTTTTTATATTTGTGGCATGGCAAGAGGTTATTATTGGATACCGCAGACAGATGAAACGTTAAATGGCAGAAGCTATTACGTGGCTAAGATAGTAGGGGATATCACGTTTGATACTAAACGAAAAAGAATCGTATTTCAAGCTGATAGGTATTTCCCTGTAGGGTCTGTTTTCCATTTTACGCACAATTGCTTCAATTATATCATAACTTGCCGACTTCGCAAGCCGGGGCTTTGGTTTGAGGCCAGGAGAGAAGATTCGGGCCCTATTTGCCCTGAAGATATTGAGCGCTTTGAATCGGGAAGGTTTATACACCGAGATGGGTACATGCATTACATATAAGCCGAACTTGACAATTGGCGTCAAGTTATAATTATTTTTTTTTTATATTATTTTTAAGCCATCAGACTGAGAAGTTAGATGGCTTTATTTTTTATGATATGCTTGATTTTTAACTACCTTTGTCTTATAACAAAAATGTTTTACTATGACATCAACGTGTATTATTAAAAGAGATAATAAAAAGAAAGTTGTTTCTGTCTCTACCAGATCAGGGGACAGGTCTATGTTGTTTGATAAAATAGCATCTATTCCTCTTATGGAGAATAGGGAACGGGCTACTACTGTTTTTAAAACCGTATTTTCTAATAAGTTCTTAAAGGCTTTTGGCGACTGGAGAAAGAGAGTGCCTATCAACAAACCGGCTTATAATAAGGTAAAATCCGACATCGATCTTATTCCGGAGGCCTATAGAGAAAGGGTGCTGGATAAGGCTTCTAAGATGAGTAACCCTGTTCTTGTGTCAAAATCAGATGCACCTTATGAAATCCAAGAATCGGGCTTTGGATTCTACAGCCAAAATCTGGGTAATAATATTATGTTGGTGGATGCTATGGTCCCGTCAAGTATTTCCGTACCGGAAGGACCGGGAATAGACGCCGGGCAGTATCTACAAGATGCTATATCTTCGGACTTTACTCCCGTATCTATGGTACAGGATAAGGGTGTTAATTATATGGTTATAAAAGACGGTCTTAAGATATTTAGCCCAGAAGAGCTACCAGAGACAGATTCTAATCCTGTGGGTGTAACGTATCAGACCGGAGAGCCTCGTTTGTTTTTCATGAACGATCGTAGTCAATTATTTGAAGATTACGGAGAAGCTCTTCGCTCTGGCGGGAATGATATTAGAATAGGATTCTTATCAGGCACCGTTCAAGAATCTACCGTGGATGGCGTGGCAGACATTACTTACAAAGCTGGAAAGTATGTTCTTAATAATCCCAAGTCTTTTATACCGGTCATGACCGCGTCTGCTTCTACTTCTTTATCAACAAAAGGTGGTATAATTAACTACCTTATAAAGAAAGGTCTTTTGTCAGGATCTAAGATATTCAATCCTGAAACAAGAAGCTATTATCTTACAGGAGAAGGTCATACAGGACAAATTAGACTTTTCAATTCAGCCTTATCCTACACCGAGCTCCGTAATCATTTTGGTTCCGATGTTTCCATGAACGACCAAGGTATGATAACCATAAGCTCGTTGGATAACAGTAAGGTGACTATGAGGCTCGCCACCGGAGGAACGGAAAGGGTTAGCAGGGAGCAGATAAAGAACGATCTTAAGTCAGGAAGATACAATGAATTGGACGCCAAGTACGATCATTTTGATGCGCTTGTAGTTTCATTCATATTAGAAGACAACGATCTTTATGCTGATACTAAAGCTAAGATCGTATCGGATTATAGCAGGCAGGAACGTGACCAACGAAATTCTATTGTCGAGATACTGAAAACTCTTGGCGTTAGCGTCATAGGTATGACCGACTATATAGAGAAGTACCAAACCAAATACGGGCATGAACCTTCTGCTAAGGCATTGGCGGATATTGCCAATAACGTAATAGCAGTTGGTGAAGATGCTACTTTATCTGATTTAGTAGAAGAAACAGCCCACTTCCTTGTAGAGGCATACAGAGATCAGAATGCTGTTGAGGCTGTTCTGCAAGATGTGGAAGGTACGGAAGAGTGGAACCAATATGCAGGTCAGTATTATAATACATACGGTAAAGTATATGAAGGAGCTGAGCTTGATAATGCTGTTAGGAGAGAAATTCTTGGAAAGATCCTCGCCAGGGAGATGCAGACCGGCACAGCACAGGCGCCGGTAGAGCCCACCTCCTTCCTGGGGCGCGTCCGGCGGCTTTTCTCTGGAATAGTAAGCTGGCTTAAATCAGCTTTATCAACCCAAAGACAAGATTTGAATAACGTTATTAAAAACATTCGTGATCTTGCCATTACTGACATAGATAAAGGATTTGACACTTCTCTGTTAAAGGATAATGACTTTACATTATACTCCCTTTCTTCTATGAACAAGAACAAGTTTCTTGAGTCTAAGATCAGATCGCTAAGAAAAACATTAAGAGACTTACGTCAGATAAGCTCTGATAGGGCTGTAACTACGTCTATGACCCTTGCTCAGCTTAAGACCATAGAAGATAAGATAAATAAAGTAGAGACCGAGATAGACAAGAATGAGATGGCGGCTGCCATGAACAGCATGATCTCCACAGCCGAAGCTCAGGTCAGATACTTAAGCAATGTGGTGAACACCATCCTTCATGGTGATACCAAAGACGGTAAGCTTCACTTCAATACCAATGATCGAAAGAACGTAGATATTATCAACAATCAGGTTCTTCCGATCATGAACGATCTTCGAGGATATATCCGTAACAGAAGTACCGAATTTGATGAACGTGAAAAGCAGGATTATACAAATAGGATCAATACCGTCATTGCCGACATCAATGGTATTCAGTCTGATATTAAATCAGTACAAGACCTTGATGAAAGTACGTTGCTTGATAAGTTAATGAACGAACTTCATGTGCCGGCAAATAAGGTAAAGAGAGTAAAAGAATTTTTTGACAAAGTTCAACATGATGTTTCTTGGATAAGTAGGTGGTTTGGTATATTAGAGCATTCTTCCAGTCCGTTCAATAACGCTCTTGGAGCTATGATTGCCAAAGACAATTACAATGCGATGGTGAATGCCCAGCCCGCCATATCCGACTTCCTGGCATATGCTAAAAAGCATGGTTTTAACAAATCTGAATTTGAAAAACTGCTTCAGAAAGTAGACGGCAAAACTTCTAATTACCTTCGTAGTGCTCTTGATATGGCTAAATACGATCGTAATAAGAAGCTGGCGCAGATGCGAGCGTTTGCGACTGCCATGAACATAGAGATATCAGAAGAAGAAATCAATGATGTGGTTGACAATAACCGTAATTACGTATTTAAAAGAGAAGTAGTTGACAAGGATGGAAATACGGTTACTGAAAACGCTAAATTCAAACCATCGTCTGATAGAGTTAATACCGATATTTTTACCATCGAGCAGGAAAAGATCTATACGGAACAGATGGAAAAGTGGGATGCTGAAAATTCGGAACTGGAATTTAGCGAAAGTTATGCCACAAGAATGGAATCCATATACAAAAAGGCTGAAGAAGAATTAGGGCATCCAGTTTCTCAAACAACCAAAGAATATCTTAATGCTCTATCCAGGCAAAAACGGATATTGAGGCAGCCTTTTATTGATAGCGGTGGTAATTTTGATGAGGCCTCCTATTTTAAAAGCAGCAATTACGAAGAAGAAGGACTGCTTCGTAAACAACGTAAAGAAGCAGCTTCAGAATACATATATGTAGGAACCAGGAGAGTGGAAAAAACCGGCGACCAACTTAAGATGGCCAAAGAAATACAAGCTATAAATGAAGTTTGGAGAAAGGAATCAAATAATGTCACTAATGTCGTATCAGAATCGTTTTTGCAAAAATTGAGAACGATTCAGAACGAGTCAGGAGGAGAAGCTGCGCTGAAGACACTTATGTTGGGGGGGCACCTGTCATTCAACGATCGGTTTTGGAATGACGTAGAATCAGAACAATCGGCGCGTACCGAATCAAATAACAAGGCTTCGTATCTTAAAATGGCACAAGACATCATTAGTTCTACGACAAGTGATAGAGATGCGACTGACGTGGACTCGATTGTAAAAGATATAGAAAAAAATAAGGCCATTATCAAGGAAATAATCGGAAACAATCGCGATGTGGCTGATATCGGAGAAATTAACGAAGCGACATTTACCTCATCTGAAAGAGATGCTTTTAGGGCCGCATCTGAAGCTATTGAAGCCGATTACGCTATCTTAATAGATTATGCTAAGATGGTGGGTCTTGAAGATATTGATAAGTACCTTACTAAAAGCAGTAAGGCTGAAAACGAAGTAAATCAGTCTTATTTAAATGCTCTTGCTGACTCCAAGGAAGTGGAATGGAAGTTCGTACAACGTCATACTACGGCGAAGAAAGCAAAAAGGATTCAAGCCTTAAGGGATAAGTTATTCAAAGCTGTTGATAACCGGTATCTGTTTACCGTATCTGAAACCAACTACTTGTCAGAAAAGCTTGGAATAAGCAAAGAATTAGACGGTAGAGATTTTAGGAATGCCGTCAATGCTAAAATGGCCAGCTTGTTTTTAAATAACACAAGAGAATCAGGTATAGAAGAGGCTAATGCTATTGTTAATGAATTTGCCAGGAGCCAGGTCTTTTCGTACTATAAACGCATGGCGCCTACTGGATATGCGGCTATGATCGACAAAATCGGTCGAGGTGAGATAGATGTGGCGCAGATGGTTAAGGACGTACAAAACGGTACATCCACCCAAGATTATGGCATGGACATATCGTACCTGTCTTTCGACCCTGCAAGGGCATGGGTGGCTGAATCTGAAGCCGAAAATAGCGGTCGTAATCCTGATTATGTAAAAGACCACGGGTATGGTCATCGTATGCCCAAGAAGAGCCTGTATCGTGATGAATCGTATCTCAATGACTTTGGTATCAAATATGATGCTGATGGTAATGAGGTCGCTACTAAAAACGTAGAGCAGTGGAATATGATTCAAAAACTCAAGGAAATAAAAAGACAATCCCTTGATCTATATAAAGAGCAGAGCCCTAATCTGTATGCTATTCCACAGATATCCAAACAAGATATAGAACGTATAGAAGGGTTAGGTATTAACCTTAAAAGTACGGTCAGGAACTTCGTATCCGACTTATGTCTTGACCGCGTAGATGACTCCCTGTATGGTAAAACACGTCAGGGTGAGGTATATGATCCGGAAGATAGGGTTCGGTCCATACCTAAATACTACATATATGAATTAGAGAACCAAGATGACGTATCTCACGATTTTGGTTACTCTTATTCGATGCTTATGATGCAGTCATCGTTATACAATGAAAAGCAGAAGTCTATAGAGCTTGCCCAAGGACTGGAGCAGATGTTGCTGAACAAACAATTTGAAGGTGGTAAGAAGGCTGAAGCAACCCAAGCATATCAGATGTTCAGGGACTTCTTCAACGATCATTATTATGGCATTAGGATGAACACCAAAAAACTTACGGTGAACATCGGAGGATATACGGTAGACCTTACAAGAATTATGATGGCTGTTGAAAGATTTATGTCGGTTATGAACTTGGCACTGTCTCCGTTTGTGGCAGCTACCGGCGCCCTGACAGGTCATATCAACCTCATCATGGAATCTGCCGTAGGACAGTATATAAGCAAAGACTCCCTTAAATACGCATCGGCTGAGTTTTCACGTCTTGCGCCATCTTGTATAGCAGAAACCGGAGACATAGATAGGAAAAGCAAATTATATGTCATAGGTGAGAGAATGGGGATATTCAATATCCGAAATCGTATGTATGGTGCCGGATACAATAGAGCGGCCAGGACCTTAATGCGTTCGCCTATGTATGCTTTTATGGAAATCCTGAACTACCCTCTTGATCCGCAGGTTATGATTGCTACTATGGACAATGTTCGTTATTACAAAGGCCGGTTCTACACGTTCCAAGATTTCAAGATGGAAAAAGAACGTAATAAAGAACAGAGTACCATAAAAAGAGAATGGAATGCATTAAAAGATCGTACTTTATGGAGTATGGTAGACGTCGTGGATGGGAAGGTGGTTGTAAAGCCAGGATCGGGTGTTACTGTTGAGGAAGTTGAAACCCAGATGGCTATAACCAGAAATCAAGTTCGTAGCTTGTCGCAGATATGTAACGGATCTTTGAATGAAGAAAACCGAACTGCCGCATCGCGCAACTGGATAGCCAGGTTCATGACCGCCCACCGAGGATGGTTGGTGCTGGCGGCTCAACGTCTGTGGAAAAGACGTGGCTTCAATTTCCAGACAATGCAAGAAGAGGAAGGACTGTCAATTACGTTAAAGAATATGATAGCCAAAACATTTAGCTTAGCTTCCGAGTCTGGTATGAAAAACATCATAGATGCCTGGAACGAAAATAAAGACAATATGAATGAGGTAGAGAAAACCAATATAAAACGTCTCAGTGTCTATGCCGGCACGTTCCTTATCATGCAAGCCGTATCCATGCTTCTTGCCGGATGGCGTGATGATGATGAAAACGAAGAAAGTTGGCTTACTCAATTTGGATCCTATGTCGGATTCAGAACCATAAACGAAATAGCTTCACAGATGCCGTTTATTATGGAGCTTAACGTTGTAGATATCATTAACGACCCGTTTGTCATGGGGCGGAAGTTGAAGGATCTTACTGATCTTAGGAATTACTCACTTGATAAAGTAACATCCGGCACATACAAAGGAGAGTTTAAGTTATTTAGGCAACTCGCCAAACAGACGTTTATCAAACAATGGTATAATATCAAGACGCCGGAAGACGTAGCGCGCGCCTATAATTGGTGGCAGCAGACGAACAACAAGTCAATGATGTTCTTCATCGGCGCTACTCCTGATTCGGAAGGGGACGATGATGTTAGCTACAAGTAGACGAAGAATATCGGACTTGCATTGTTTTTGTATGATTCCAATATGCTATATTAGCATCGTCAAAGAGTAGATTGTACGTTTTTTGTTCTTACTTGAAAGATTATGTAGGTTAAATTTTTTCTGAAATTGTTTTCTTACCGGTTCTCAGTCAGAGATGATAGGGAACCGGTTTCTTTTATGTTGTCAATTATTGCTATCTTGCAAACAAAAATCATGAGACGAAGATTTCAAATAGGGATGGGGGTAAATCCCTCGCTTATAATCAATAAAGGCATATACATCCAACATGTAGACGGAGGATTATATACGAAAGAAAATTGGTCTAATAAAGGATATTCCAATGATCTATGCAATGGAATAGCTCTTGTAGATAAAGTGTGTTTTGTTATAGCCACCGAATATATTGGCACATTTAGTTGGGGTAAGAATGGAATAGTAGACAATGTATTTGCACAAAATAGTTCTTATATGGAGACCGTTAAAAAGGATTATTGGGGGCGTGAAAATCAGAATGCGTATCTTGAATATGATACCAGTAATGAAAATTACGCTTTTAATAAAGCTAATAGCTATTTATTTAAAAATGGTCAAAATGGATATGTAGGTGGCGCCGGAGAGTTTTTTTGATATCATTGTATGCGAATGAAATAAACGAATGCCTTTTAATGGTAGGAGGTACGATAATGAGTAATAAAATGTGGACATCCACTCAATCTACACAATTTACCTATTCGTGGTATTATGATATAAACATCCAAGGAGATCATTTGGATACAAGTACAAGGAGTAATCGACGTTATGTCCGCCCCTTTACCGAATTAATTTTATGAAATTATGAGAAGAAGATTTGAAAATAATGCTAAACTATATGAGTATAAGATAGTTAGCGATTGTATAGGGGGGGGTAATCGTAGAAGGAAAGAAAGTAGGCACCATTCCACAGGGCGGGCAATTTATCTTTCTGTCTAAAAAAGAACGGCTGGATTCCATAAGTGTCCAAGGCGGTGTTCCAATGGAAGATAGGCAAGAGATCGATAGTCGGGTTGATACGACAGAGGAATTGCTTGAACAGGATTCGGTGGTTCTTGCTATTGCTTTAACAACCTCTCCTCATTATGGATTTATAGTAAGTGTGATAGCACCTGATGAGTTTACGCTAAGAACAACCAATAGGATTAATAGAACCTTTTTAATAACAAGCTTTACTCCACCTGCTGCTATATACGGTGTAAACTTTGGTGATCCTATTGTCCTTAATTATGATAGTTACCAATATGAGATGCCAGATCTTGTAATTGATGGACCTCATGATAGAATAGTTAGGGCAGATCCTAATCTTACTTGGGTTGTAAGATGTACAGACGCCGACTTTAAACCTTTGCCATATCCAGAATCATGGTCTGGCCAAGGTCTAAATTCTATGTTCTTATCAGATATGAAACGTCTTGCTCCTGGTGATCATCATGTATCATATACAGCTTATATTAATTTGGACTTGATAAATGATGGCGGAAGTAAAGTTCATACTGAATATCTGATATTAGAAAAAACACTTAATTTTACGATATGACAACAATCCCCAACCGTACGCCTATTGTATGGTTGGGGATTGTTGTAGTTACCATCTTTTCTTGTATAAGCAGAACATGAAATAAGTTTCTAAGCATTAACTTCATGACCTCCCCTATCTGTGAAAACTAAACCAATACCTTCTATGATATGTCCTACTACAGGAGCTTTGTCAAATTCCTCCTTCGTAGCCCAAGTAGCATTATCAGGCATAAGATCCTTGAATGCGTCCGAAACATCACCTTGACACCAGCAGTTATTTGATGTAACAATGCCTTTCCCTTCGATATTGATATACATTTTTCTTCCACCACATCCAAGGCTGTTCCATCCGCTCGGTACGTTTTCCACCATAGGCTTAAGCACCCAGCTTTCACCATCTATCCTAACCCATCCAGGATCGTCTTTGTGCTTGTCGTACAAGTTTTGCCAAAAAGAGCATTCGTAGCACCATCCCCTGTCTTCCATGACAGTTCTTATCTCACACCTTTCAAATCCATCTGCATCCATCGTGTGCGGAGAATGAGGCTGGTGAGGGGTGCCACATTTTGGACATACGAGTTTTAAATTATTTTTCATATTATTTTACTTTTACGATCTTTAACAAATCCCCTGCTTTTAAGCAGGGGATCAATGATTCTTTTATTCATATATGTATTTTTAAATAATTGATTCTGATATATGCCAAAAAGTTATTATTATATTTGTATCATAAATGTGGTTAAAAATGATTTCATACAAATATAACATATATTATTCAAAGAAAACGAAGTATCTTGTCAAGATACTTCGCGAATGCTGTTTTGTATGGAATCATGCTTTAGCTCTACAACGTAGGTATTACAAACTGTTTGGGAAATATATCTCAGTTGGCAAGATGCAAAAACATTTCTCTAAAAGAATTAAGAGAAATCTTCTTCATTCCCAAACAACACAAGAAATTATTCAAAGGTTAGATTCAGCATACAATCGCTTCTTCAAGAAGTTGGCTAAACGACCTCCTAAGTTTAAATCACCGGAGAAATTCAATTCTTTTGTATTCAAACAAGGAGGGTTTACCCTGAATGGAAATTGTCTAACAATTAACAAAGGAAAGAAACATTTTAAGTTTTCATACAGTAGACCTTATGAAGGTAATGTTAAACAAATTAGAATAGTTAGAGAAACCTGTTCCCGTTTTAGTTTGATTATAGTTACAGACCATAATCCTGTAAACTCTTATAGAAAGACACATGATGGTGCATCTATCGGATTGGATTTTGGTCTGAAAACTTATCTAACTAAAAGTGATGGTAGCAAAATCGATTCTCCATTATTCCTCAAACAATATCAAAACAAGATTAGAAAACTAAACAAACGGTTTTCTAATGCAAAGAAAGGATCCAATAATAAAAGAAGGAGACTGTTTGAACTACAACAAGCGTATCGTAAAATAAACAATCTTCGATCAGACTTTCAATGGAAATTAGCTCATGATTTGTGTAAACAATATGATTATATTTTTATTGAAGATCTAAACATTGAAGGAATGAAACGTTTGTGGGGAAAGAAAGTTTCTGATCTCAGTCATTCTTCTTTTATTGACAAACTTACATATATTGCTTCAAAGTATGGAGTGATAGTACATAAGATTGACAAATGGTATCCTTCTTCCAAAACTTGTGAATGTGGCTGCATTAATAAAGGACTGTCGTTACGCGACCGCACGTGGGTATGCCCGTCGTGCGGCGCGGTCAACGACCGTGATGTTCTTGCATCCCGTAATATACTTCGGAAGGGCATTTCCGAATTGGAGAGTAAGAGTAATTCCAACGATAGTAATGTCGGGGTTTCTTGCGTTTGTATCCAAGAATCCCATTTGCTTTAGCGATGGGAGTATGTCAAGATCTTAATAGAATCTCCGATATTGTATTCCCCTTGGTATCCAACGAATTTTATGATTCTATTATGTTTAAATATTGAAATTCTTTCGTCTTCAGCATAATACATCACACGTCCACCCTGTAAAGGACGTAGATCATATATAACCCATCCGTCATTAACCTGATGATTATTTGAACATGATGATAATACTAATGTCATCAATAAAATAAAATACTTCATATTATTTTCAACATAAAAATTTGTAACCTGGTTTTACTGCCTCTGCTTCTTCTCTCGTATCAAACATTAAGGTAGTGACAGCTCCTATGCCTTCGCAAATGTAAGACACTTTCACCCACCACCTAAAAATACCAGAACCGTAATCATCATAGTACGGCTCGGAAAGAATCTCTTCTACATACCCATCTAAATAATTCACGATCTCTCCTCCTTGTTTTTAGATTCTGCCTCTTCGAGTATGCTGATCACCTTATCAACAATATCTGAATCAGACATTTTCTCAATAAAAACATCCATTGCCTTAGTTATGTCATTGGCTTCTTTTTCCTCAAGAGCTATTTCTCCACCGGTAATAGCATCAGATAATGATGTAGATAAGTGTCTTATCTTATCAATGCTCATAAACGTAAATGGATTACCACCCCAGCCTCCACCCATTTCTTTCATGATCTGATATCCACCTGAAATAAGTCTGCCTGATGTCGTGGCCAAAGAGGATACGATTAGGGACAGTACCGCCGCTTCCGTCCGCTCCTCGGACACACCCCTCGACCACACGGCTGCCCTTATAGCGCCGGCCAGGTCGTCTATGTATGGCATGAGGCAATCTTCCATCGCTTGTGTTATATCAGCTATAACCTCACTACGCTCTTTATTTATGTAGTAGATAGAAGCATTGTACCTCTTTATCTCTTTGTCCATATCATTCAAAAATCGTTTGACATTATGTTTGTACATAGGACCACCCTTAATCACTTCCTTCAGCTTAAGAATGTAATTATAAGCCTGGTCGTTTACGAACAACGTCATGGTTTCAACCGTCGAATGAAGCGCGTTGAGGCTGTTAAGAATCTTATCGAAATTGTTTATCAAATAAGCTCTTCTGGCTTTTGCTGCGTAGTTAATGTTATTAAAATTATTCATTTTATTCATTAGATTCAACCTTATATCACAAAATATTTATTCTAACCGGATTAAACACAAATCCACTATCGATTATCTTTCCAATGAAAGAATCACCGACTACTTTTCTTGCTATTCCAATTGATCCATTAATATCTGCATTGATCAGTTTTCCAATTGAACTTTGAAACAATCCACGTTTCTTTCTTTTTCCTAAGTAGGATTCCTGTTTCTTTAGAGGTTCAAAAGCAAGATGGTCAATCTTTGATGTGTAAGATTCCTCATGAGTAATTACCTCTATCCCTAAAAGATTTGCTTTGTAAACAATCTTATCAATCAATTTAGAATGAGGAATAGAAACAAAATGTTGGTTATTCCTTTTACCGATATTTATCTCGTTTTTCCATTCTTTGTTTAATCCAATGATGATTGTTCCTATATTGTTAGATTTACAAAAGTCTACAATGTATCTACTGATTTTATGCAATTTGTCTTCTATCCAACAATTTCTAAACAAAGTAATTTTTCTTATTCTATTTGAAGTTCCCTTATTACCAACAAAAGACATCAACTTAGCTTTCTTCTTATTGTACCACTGATTTACTGATTTCATAACCCGTCCGTTTATAATGAAAGAATTAGTTTCTACATTACTAATACATGAACATAAATTATTCAATCCTAAATCAATCGAAAGAAAATTGTCTTTGTTTAAACCAAGATCAGTTTCCTTTCTTTCATAAACTACCTCTACTACATAACATGTAGCTTGAGGGATTATTCTAACTTGTTTTAGTTCGTCTTTCTTTACATTTGTTTTGATAGGTTTGATTATATCTTTAACAAAATAAATACAATTATCACCCTTTACCCTACAATTGCAGTTGGTGAAAACAACCATGTTTTGTTTCTTGCCCTTCTTATACGAAGGAAGATGAGGACGATGATTACCGTATTTCGAAGGATTCTTTTCAAAATCTTTCTTTAATCTCATCCAGGATTTTATGTTTTTAAATACCTGTTTAATCACCTGCTGTGAAACATGATTAGGTAAATTCCTGAAATCAAATTGGTTTTCTTTGCAAAGTTTGTTTGATAAATCAAATTCCTTTAAATAGTTACCTGAAAAGATTCCTTGACGAATGTTGTAAAGAACATAATTATATAACAAGCCGGATTTGAAGCAAATATCCTCAAACCGGTTGTCTTTAACTATATGCCTTTCAACTAATCTCATTTGAATGATTTATATCGTAAATGTAATCGTTATTTGTAAAATAATCAAATTATTCAATCATCGCATTCAAATTTTAGATTTTCAAGTTCGTGTATTTGTAACTTAAGAGACTTAATTAAATTCGTTCTCTGTTCCTCTGCATGTTTTAAAGCCTCTTCCTTGCTTTCAAAAGCACAATCCCCTATCTGATAAGGGGTGTAACGACCAGGAGTGTCGGCTAATAAAAGACCACCACAATCTTCTATTCTGGCTTTTACCTTTCTTATTTTCCCATCTTTTAGACACATGTCTGTAACCCATACGAATTTACCATATAATTTATCATACTCTTCTAATCTCTCTTCTTGCAATTCATACCATTTCGGCTTAGGAAATCTTAATGTGAATTTAACCTCAGTATCTTTTTCTAAGACATTAATATCGTATGCTTCCGGCCACAGCTCTTTTATGCTGTCTTCGTCTTCGGCATACGCTACAAGTATGAATGAATCATCGGATTCACCACTACACCAATATGGATATTTTATAGGCCATTTGACTGGACGGTAGTCGTTACCGCAGTCGGATTTTTTAATGTAAAATCTTGCTCTAATCATATCGTTATTAATCTAATAATTTTTCTATTTTAATTGATTTTGATGATAGATACATATTCCACGTTCCTCTGCCTCTATCACCTTTTTCGTTTTGTTTTTGGATTGTCAAGTACAGATCTCCGTCTTCACATACTTCAACTTTTTTCAAGAAGCCTATCATTTCATCTCCTGCTTCGTGTAAAATACGGATCTTATCTCCTTCTTTTAACCCATAATTGGAATCAAAATATTCTTTTTTGATTCTATCAATATTGTCTTTATGGTTTTTTATAGCATAAAGCTCTTTTCTTAATAAATAATTTAGTTGTTCTATTGTCATTTCTTTTCCTCCTTATTTAATGGTATCAACCCTTTTCCATGCTTGTCATACCACAGCATAGCTATGCAGTTCCATGCACATTGTGCAAGATGAAAACATCCTGTATCGGAATCCACTCTTTCCCCTTTCATGTATTCCATCAGGTGTCGAAACATCGCAGCACGGTACCGTTCAAATCCGTTGTCAAGGTTCTGCCAAGTATTAGGATCGTACTTTTTGGCTCCGGCATGATAGACTTTTACAATGTCCTCAATCTCTTCCATTGGAAGCAAATCCCATCGTAGTTTATCATCAATGATGTCATTTTTCACCGATTTGTTTTCTATGGGGTCTTTGGTAAGAATAATATCCATAATATCCGTTTCTATGACGAACGTCTCCCCATTGCAACAAACCTCAGCATATTTATCATTTACTTCTATGTCTGATACTGCCTCCGCTATAGCTCCTTTGACGATTTTAAATTCGGCACTGATTATATCATCTTTTAATATGCGAAAAATAGATCCTTTTGGATAAAGGATATTTTTAGTATTATCATCCATCTTTTCCATTGCTTTATCGTTGTTTTACCTCATTTCGATAGTAATATAATCCATCTTCGTCTTATACCCTATCATTTCTGTTTTTCTCAAAATACTGTCTTACGGCTTCAATCGCCTTATCGTCATCAAAAGCCTCTACAAACCCCTCATAGAATCTATTTCGCTCCATAGAGAACGTATTGCTTCCATCCGGAATGGTTCTGAACACAACTACCTTCTCTCCATCTACGTTCGTTCCTATGATGTTGTTATGGAGAATAATAGAATACCGCCCAGAGTTTTTGTTCTGGACGACACTATGTTCGAGATTGTAGAGTCTAAGTAGTTCTCTTATTTCTTTTACTCCCATATTATTTTACGTTTTTAGAAGTTACAGCCTCTTCTCCCCATTTCTTTACATATATAGATCTCATCATGTTCATTAAATTAGAGAAAGAAGAGATGGTTCCCATCTCTATGCAGAATGCAAGATTAGACTGTAGGGTTTCAAGTTCTTTCAACTGCTCCTGTGTAGCCCTATTTCTTATCATGCTTTCATGCTCATTAAATACAATCCAATTTAAGCCTTTAGCCATCTTGGAGTAATCGGCATCCGGAAATCTTGATATAGCTCTTGACAAGACATTGTATTTATCACCTGCCTCTATTCGGTTTAAGATAAGCTTATCTGTTAACCACGTAACAACCTCAGCATACAACATAGGGTTTAGTTCCATAGCTACAAGCACCCATATATATGGATTACACATAGTTCTCCTATTCTCTCCTCTACCCATTGTCTTATAAGCTCCCATTTTTTTCATCACTTTTATAAGTGACTCTTTTTCAACAGATTGTATAAAACCAGGAAATCCTGATTCTATCTTATATCCTTGTTTTTCAAGGATATAGTAAACACGTTCCGCACTCTCCTTATTAGATAGGATATTCTCTATTCTCTTTTCATTCCACCCCATCTCAACCCTCTTCTTCGTATAGGCTTCCTGAAGGTCTGTTAAGGACATAAACGAAGTTTTAGTGTCCTGCTTAATTATTACGCCAAATAATTCTCGGTCTTTTGATACCATTGTAACATTTGTTTTCATAAAATATAACACATAAAAAATAATACGATACAAAAATATGTATCGTATTATATCTATACAAATATATTGTGTTAAATTTTATGATTATATTTTTACGTTATGCGCCTATGGCTGCCTCTAAATTCCCTATAATACCAGTTTCTATGTCATTGATTTTATCATCAATGGTTGAAACCGCATTCTCTAAATCCCCTACAATACTTTCTATATCATCAACAACCGCCTCCATATTAGCTACAGCCTCATCTGATTGATAATATCTTTCTGTATCTTGTAACGACTCCGGCATATTATCTCTTGCTTCCGTCTCTTCGTCTAAAATCATATCAACATCATCCTTGGCTGAATCCAGATTATGCCTAACCTCTGACAGCTTTGATTTGATAAACTCAAGATCTGTTTTATGCTTTTCCAAATTGGAAATAATATCCTCTATTTTCTTACGTCTTTTGCTGTTCATGCTTTTATTCTATTATAATATTCGATAATCTTTTCTTTCCTGTCTCCTGGTTTTACTGCCATATTCTCAGCCAAGAACCTAAAATACGACACTGGTATGTCCTTGAATCTAATTCCTTCATATTTTCCAAACCACATTATTATGCTGTCAAGATCGTCTTCTCTCCTACCATCTCCATTCACAGATTTAAGCGAGGCTGCCCGACGAAGGATCTCGTCTTTGGTAATAATATCACCCATCCTTATATTAGACAGAAGTTGATCGCCGGCAAACATACACCAGCCCTTAGAAGGGAATTGCTCGATTGTCAGGTCTTCTATCCGACCAAAGCGTCTCATGTTGTCGCAGCAATCAACTATCAGCGCCTCTTTCTTGTCAGGATGGATGCGGACGGCGCGGCCTAATATTTGGTAATAAGTTGAATATGAGAAAGTTGGTCGACCAAACATCACACAATCAAGTTCAGGAAAATCAAATCCGGTAGCAAGCGTTGAATAATTAAAAACCACCTTCAACTTACCTTCTTTGAAATCGGATATGATTTGCTCTCTTTTCTTTTTGGTTGTTAGCGATGTTACGACACCGGTTATGGCTCCCATCCTGGCATTCATGAACTCTGATATTCTATTACATGATTCGATAGAATCCATGCAAACCAAAATGGCTTTACGCTCGTTCATAAGTTGAAGAAGGCGCTTGTAGATAGAGTTGTTTAAGCCGTTTCGTACAATACTTTCTTTAATAGATTCGTTGGTGTATTCGGCTCCGGTACTGTTTAACATCAGAGCCGATTCATCAAACGACCATCGTTCGTACTTAAGTGGACACCAAAACCCTTGAGAAGTTAGTTCTTGTATTTGAGTCACATGAACTATTTTCTTGAAGAAGTTATGCTCGTCTTTCGTCAGCATATTGAGCTTGCTATAGTTCCCTTCCAGCATGGAACTGTAGGTTCGGAGGCGGCAGGGAGTGGCGGTGAAGCCCAGCACCTTCGCCTCTGGGAACCCGTTCATAAACTCCATAAATTCAGAACCTTCTTCAGGAGAATATCCTGAATGACATTCGTCTATCAATAAGGTATCTATCCCTATATCCTTCAACCTCGCTACATCTTTCTTTATGCTCTTTAATGTTGCATAAGTCATAGCCGACAGCTCCTTTATACCACATGAAGCAGAATATATAGTAGGTTCAGAACCGAATGATACGGCCTTCGCATAATTCTGCTCCAGAATCTCTTTTGAGGGCTGTAATACTAATGTCGGTCTATTTATTTCATGTGCTATCTTGGATATCAGAAGGCTCTTTCCACATCCGCATGGGGCTACGATTATGCCAGGCTTCTTAGATCTTCCTGTAAGGAACTTAAGCCCGGCATCTACTGCCTCTTTTTGGTAAGGTCTAAGTTCAAAGCCCATCGCAATCTATTTTACTGTTTTTTGAAAGTTCTATTATCGCCTCTTTCAACATCTCCCTTGCTTTATCTTCGTTATCTTCAAGCAAGCATACACTGCACGATATGCCCATACGATCCCCATAAGCCTCGGCATTACCTAATGTGAATGCGCAGCAGTAATCATAATCCATGTTTTTTGCTACGGCAATAAACTGATTATCTTCTATCAGTACAGCATATTCAGCATCAGTTTCACACATGATAATGGCTTTATCTTTTTTTATAGACAACACCTTGTTTCTGAAAAGTCCGTTATAAATCCATAGTTCTTTTCCTGTATTTTTATAAAACACAGCCATATCTTCCTTGATTGTGACTTCTTTTTTCATGACTTACTTGTGTTTAACATCAGTAATTAAAATGTATTTTTTAACAATATCTTCAAGACTCACAGAAGAACGTATATATGGTTTTTCTTCGTACTCATATAGAACGTACCCTTCTTTTATGTCTAATATCTTAATCACATGCTTGCCTCTTTCAAATGGATCCTCAAAGTAGTTCTTATGTTCGTATCTTTGACCTACTTTGATTTTGTCAGTTTTCTTCTTCATCTTATAACGATCTACTGCTCTACCTGTTTTTATGAAAGCTGTCGTGAGCAAGTATAATAAAACTAAATACAAAAGGATCGCTACTCCACATATTAGATCTTCTTTCATTGGACTCCCTTTAAGTAGTTAAACCATATATCCTCCAGCTTCTCCTGAAGTTCAAATGCTTTCTTGAAATTCCCACATCTTACAGCAACGTCTCTCATGTATTCTACGTTTATAACTTCCGGATCTTGCCGGTATTTTGTTCTTAACTTTTGAACGTCCTCGTATTTCATCGTTTTATCTTTTTAGACGGATCCCAATCCGAAGAGAAAGGGCATTCGTTTTTGTTATGTAATCCAAAGTCACAATAATAACACAGTGCTGACGGGCAGGGTAGCTTGTTTTGCGAAACAGGCTGGCTTAGGGTGGCACGCCGCTTGCTATACCTGGCTCCTTCTGCTCCCTGGATGTACGCTTGAAATGATTTTACACTATTATCTTCAAAATCATACATTTTAGACAAAGTGTCATTTAGCATCTCTATAGATTTTGTTTTACGTTCCTCATCTACCTTAACCTTTTGGTACTGCCTGGTCCTGGTAAAGAAATAGATGTTCATATCTGGTAGAACCCCACCATATCTTCTATAGATGTAAAATGAATATATAGGATGCTGTAAATTTGTTTCCAACTTCTTAGAATCAAAAACCTTATTACCTGATTTCCAATCTATGACATAATGGTGAACTACGTTCTTGCTTTTTATAGCCAGATGAAGGTCTACCGATCCTACTATGTACACATGAGTATGAATTACTCCATTTATGTTAACAGGCTTAGGAAGACGGTACGGCAGCACAAAATCTTCTTCGACTCCAACTATAGCGCTGTGTCTGATAAGTTTCTCGCAGGGATTAAGATCACTATCAGCTATCATAAACCTATTGCCGTCTTTTTTGAACAGATCCACAATCCAAGCAAGAAGCTCCCCGGATTGCTTCATGGCTATCATCATATTTTCCGGTGATTGCCAAGGTATGTCTTCTTGGTAAGCATAGTAACTTATAGCTTCCCCCAGGTCTTTTCCAGAAGGCTGTCTTCCGTTCTTAAAGAAGTATTCCAGTGTCTTATGGATAACCGTACCATAAGACGTAGCTTCTTGTTTTTCCGTAGACCTTTTGCCCTCTACGTAAGTCTTATACCATTTCATTGGACAAGTAAGAAACGTGTCTATCTGGGAATAAGATATGGCAAGACGTTTCACGCCATTAAACTCCTTATATAGCAAATGCGTTTCCGGGACCATCATAAGTCATTGTCTTTAAATCCTTCCGGGTAATATACGACATACTTCTTACCGTCCTCCGGCGTCATGGCGAACTGCATGTAGTTATTACGATTACGATGCTTGCCATCCAATCCTCGTTTCCAATACAGGATACCGTCTATATCCACATAAGACCGTCCGCGTTCGGCTCTAACCACGTCCGTGTGTAGCAGATACCCGTCGGAAGACACGATCCACACTTTATCCCCTTTGTTTAAATAAGATATTCTTTTTCTTACAACAACCTTTTTCTTATTATCCAATACAAATTCCTCATCCGTCATATTCTTCATCCTCCTCTTCTTCTGTTTCAAAATCAATTCCATAACACTGATCATAATGTCCGGTCAGTTCTTCTGGTTCTAAATCTTGTCCAAAATCCATATTAAAAATATATTAATACATATTAAAAATATATTAATCAATAAAGCACTAAAAATCACTATTCCTGCTGGCATGAAATCTATAAATGCTGCTTTTGCTTCTTCAATTAGGTCCAAGTGTAACCTTGGGCCATTGTATTTATTTTTTGTCATCTCCTTTTAACTTCTTTAAAGTATCTGCAATCGGAAGCTGATCAATGACTCCCAATGCCGGAGCGACGGTCTTAACAACATTGTTAAGGAAATTACCGGTACTGTTCTGACCGCCGTCAAATACCGTGATATTTCCGAGGTTAATGTGCTCGAACGCCTTAACCTGTTCTCCAGCAATTTCTTTCCACTGATTAACCATCTTGTACTGGATGGCTATCTGAGGATTGGATTCTGCTGCTTCCACCATAGCCTTAAATCCGTCGGCTTCTGCCATCAACGACTTTTTCTTACCTTCGGCTTCTGCCTCCAGCTTCATCTGAATAGCTTTTGCTTCCGCTTCTGCTTTTGCCAAATGTGCTGCTGCTTCGGCATCAGCCCGACGTTTGATTTTCTCAGCTTCAGCATCAGCTTGCAACATAGCCTCCTGCTTCTGAATTTCAGCCGGCACAATCTTTTCAGCTTTAAGCGCAGCTTGAACCTTCTTAGCTTTAGCTTCTTCCACTTCTTTATCAGCAAGCTCTTTTGCCGTTTTCACAGCCGCTTCCGATTTAACTCTCTCTTCTCCGGCTTTCTTTTCTGATTGAGCTTTGATAACCTGTAGCTCTGATTCTGATACAGCAACCTCTTTCTGGGCATTGTTATAACCCACAGATGCGTTTTTCTCAGCTTCAGCTTTCTTGATCTGAGCTTCGGAATCTTGGATTGCTATAGCTGCCTGTTTATCAGCTTCAGCTTTATTCTTCCCGACTTCTTCCATTCTTTCGGCTTCAGCTTTGTTTACTTCAAGTTCTGCCTTAGATTTTGCTATCGCTGATTCCTTATCAGCCAAAGTTTTTGCAATAACCGCAGCCCTATCTCTATCGGCTTGAGCTACACCGATCTGTTTTTCTTTATCGGTTAAAGCCAAAGCTACTTCTTTTTCTTTCTTTGTTTCAGCTACTACCGTTTCCTTTTCTTTTTCAGTATAGGCAATTTGAATCTCTTGCTCTTTTTGGGTATTAGCTACAGCCGTTTCTTTTTCCTTTTGCTGTACAGCAATCTTAATAGCACCCAGCTTTTCCTGTTCTTCGATATTAGCCTGTGCTTCGTTCAGGGCCTTACTTTCAGCTTCTTTGCCAAGATTCATGATATAGCCGGCTTCGTCTCTGATGTCACTGATGTTGATATTTAGGAGGTAAAGACCTAACTTATTAAGTTCGTTATCAATGTTTTTTCTTGCCTTATCCAAAAACTCATCCCTGTCAGAATTAAGTTTTTCAATCGTCATTTCAGCAATGATCAAACGCATTTGGCCATAAACAATATCCGTAATAAGATTTTCAGTAGATTCAGTATCCATCCCCAAAAGCCTTTCTGCTGCATTCTGCATAATTTCAGGATTTGTGCTGATTGCTACTGTAATAGTAGTAGGTACATCCACTCTGATATTTTGAGACGACAAAGCACCGGTGAGCCTACAATCTATTTGCATAGGCTCCATAGACAAAATATCATAGCTTTGAATAATAGGCAAGACGAATGCCGCTCCACCATGATATAATTTCGCCGATTTCTTTTCCCCACCTGTCTTACCATAAACGACCAAGACTTGATTAGGCTTACATCTACGATACCTTGATAAGACTCCGATGATTGTCAAAATAATCACTACAGCTAAAATAGCTGACACGTACATGATTGTTGTCATAACTTTTAAAATTTAATTGTTGATAAAAAAATTAGATACTTAATTCTCCTTCTTCATATTTTATATTCGCCTTGTCGCCGTTTTTGTAGGTTTTTCCAGACAAGCATCTTACTCTCATTTGCTCTTGTCTTCCATTTTTAGAAATATTTACCATATAATGATTCTTCCCTGATCTAAATACTATCTCCACTTCTCTTCCGTTTAAATCTTCCGGACATTCGTACACCATTTCTTGCTTTAACTTAAGAAGTAACTTATATACGTAAAACAAAACGATAAAGAAAAACGACCCTATCACAACCCCTACTAAATGGGAACCCGAAAAGTAAGTAGTCCAGCTATATCCAAGAATGAAATGTGTTATGCCCTTGAATGATATGATGTCCGACAAAGACATGCTTAAATCAGAAGCACTGTCAATGTCAATATCCGTATCCAGATCAGATCCTAATATCGACAACAAAAACTGTATAACAAAGGCAAATGACGCTATTAAAGCCATGCATAAAATTATATCACTTCCCATATCCTTCTGTTATTGTTTTGTAAACAAGATCAGTCATATCTTTGATGGTCTCCATATCATAATCAATAATAACAATATTGAATTTTTGTTCCACCATCATTTCAAGTTCAATTTGATCAAGAGAATCTAATCCAAGTTCTTTAAACGTCACATCTTCTTCATGAACTATATCCATTTCTGAATTAAGAAACTGAGTAATAATTATATCCTCTATAATCTTTCTGATTTCTACTTTTTCCATTGCTTTCTAATTTTGTTAAATAAATACGTTTTTATGTTTTTCAATCTCTCTTTGTCTGTTTCAGAACTTCCGGTAAACAAATAATCCGGATTGCCTTTAGCCGGCGGCGTAGGCAATTTAGATACGGCAAACAACCAATCCATTTCCTTATTCTTCTTAGACTCCAAATAAGGCTCGGTAGCGATCTTGAATTTTTCAGCTATTAAGTCGAAGAGCTTTGAGTTTTTAAGGTTCATATGGACTGAAAAAGCCTGAGAAGGCGGTTTCCATATAAAGTTACATAAGCTCATTGTATAATCTCCTGACTCTGCTATATAAGATTCCGTTACCTGAAGTATGACCTCTTTCTTGAACGAGGTGTTACCCATAAACCAACACAACCTGGATTCCGCTTCTTTTCTGCTGACACCTATGTCTTTTGAATACGATTCGTACATTCCTATCATAATCTTCAACGTTTCCAGAACCTCGTCTGTCATTTCCGGTGTCTCTATATAATTTACAAAAGACGTTCCTTTGTTGGTTAATCTCATCACGCCTGATTTTAATTTCTCAACCAGGCCAAGCTCTATATACCTCCCAGCATCTTCTTCCGGCATGGCTTCGATCATAACCGTATCCTTCTGTCTTATGGCAAGAAGATTAGCAAGATCATTAGGGGTCATGTCTGATGCTGCAAGTTGTCTGAAATTGATGTACATTTTTAATCAGCTTTAATAAAAATAACATTCTTGTTATTTTGTCTATCAACATGTCCACATGGACCAACAATTATGTCTGTACATGAACAAGAATCGTAATCTTCGAATATACACCTATCGCATGTATCACCTTCCACACATTTTAATCTTACAAGTCCGGCATCAAATACTTCTCCTACTTTAAATTCCTTCTTTTCCATATTCCCTCCTTGTTTTTAACTGTTGTACCCTTCTTTAATAATCGAATTTCTACCGGTAGATACCGACTGTCGAAGATCGTCATGTACAGAATCTACCGTAGAATACTTGTTTCTGGTTGTAAAAATCACTTCCAGCATCTCCTTGTAATCACCTAAAGCTACTTCGTATCTCGGATCTACTTTGGCTTTTCTTTCAGCCTCGGCATTACTTTTAGCCAGCTCCCGGTCGAGGAGGTCTTCTTTGATTCGGTCAGCAATCATATCAAGTTCTTTTTTAATAACTTCTCCTGCTGCCCGAAGTTGACCTTCTACGTCACCAAGCTGGTCTTGGACGGTACCTATTTCTTTCTTTAGACGATCGTATTCGTTAATCATACCCATATCACCTGCATAGCCGGAAAAGTCCTTGATTATTCTGGTTCCTTCTTTAAGGAGCTCAATGACTCGTCTTTTACGTTCTCTGCTTATTAAAGACGGAAGACGATAATTCATATCCGCCACCGCCTTATCATGTATGGAGTTGATTAAAAACATCTCTCTTTCATCCCCTGCAAATTCAGTAAGAACCAAAAGGAACTTACTTATCAGGTATTCGTTTTCTTCTACTGTTAGTCTCATGGTTCTTATTTTTTTTAATACAATGACTGTTCTTCTTTTGTCTCTTGTTCTTGTTCCTGATTGTCCGTAACATCTTCCACAGTATAGAGCTTGGGCGGCGTCGGCGGCTGGTTGGGGTTCACGAACTTCGTCCCGCCCTCCCCGTACATCCATCCATGTCCCGGCAGGATCTCTGGGTGGATTGTATTAGTAAGCTCTTCCATACTAACTTGCCTTACCTTCAGTATATGATGAAACACAAGTCCGGCTGTCCTGAATGATGTTTTGTTTTCAGTTTTAAACCTATCAAGAGTCTGATACCAATCTTTCCCAAATATCATATACTTATCCAGCCCGTACCTACGAGGATTGTGCAAACCTATCATTAACGTACATAACTGACCCAGCGTATCAGATTGGTAAAAATCAGAAAGACGCGGAGGCTGCTCTTGTGGGCTTTTTATCCTTCCTTCTATTTCTCTGTTGAATTGGGATATGATGAGGAAAAATATGTTTTTATATACTAATTTAGCTTCGTTCATAACCGCCACCAAATCATCTATAGCCGACTTAGGATCTAACCCCATTCTTTTTATCAAAGCAATATGATCGACTTTAAATATTATAAGACGTTTGTCTTTGTGTTTGGTAGCTATATGATACACAGCCGCCTCAAACTCTTTTACCGTACACGGAGCATCGATGTATATTATATTATTCCTGATTTCACCTTGAAGGATTTCAAACATCCTCATCTCTTCTACTGTATTAGAATCTTGCCTTCTTAATATTTCAGGAGCTCGCTTTTTCATATCCTGGCTCATTCTGCGAAGAAGAAGATCTTGAGGATTCATTTCGAACTCGCAATTAACAAGAAAATAATCTTCTGCTTGCGGGTTGATCATCGGATTCATCACATTTTCCAATATCTTTTGGGCCACATACGATTTACCTACAGATGGCCGGGCTCCTATGGCAATAGCGTGCTGAGGAAAAATACCTCCAAGCAAAGCCTCATCAATATAATCGTATCCGGTTTTAGCGGGGATAAGCTCTCCCCGCCTGTATTTCAATATATTCTCATACGCCTCTTCCATAACCTGTTTAGAGGTCTTGAATATCCTTCTTATATCTATCCTATTTGCTATCTCCTCTTGCATTTTTGTCACCTTTCGTATCCGATTTGGATCCCCTATTAGCTTTTACTGATTTATACCTAAGACCGTTCTTGGTATGAGAACAATCCTTTCCTTTTCTCCAGCCCTTACCCTTCTTCTTGTCCGTTTCGTAGTTTTTACGACCAAGCTCTCGGCGTTTGGCTTTCTGTTCCGGTCTGGCATTTATCTCCTTGTCTTTTTTAGCCTTTTTCTTCCTGGCTTCGGGATGAGTCCTGTAGTACTCTGTTGATCTGCCCATGTGCTTATATTTTTTTTTGATTAATAATAGCACAAAGATAGGCAATTCGCGCCCTATTTCAACCTGCCGTAGCTCATATCAGGATCACACCAGACATACCCGTCTTTCTCATCATGAAGATACTCAGGACATCCTCTGCATGCGCTACTGCCTGACACTATTTGATTGTTTTTATTAGGGCACTTATCTCCAGGCTTATGCCATTCTATTCTCGAACCTGATCGCTCTTTGTTTACATGACAGAACTGAAAGACTTTTCCCATCGTCTTCTCGCCGAACATACCTATATGTGTGTACTCTTCCGGTATAGAGAGAAATTCAGATAAATCTTTATACATCCTTTCCCGTTCCTCTGGCGTAGACCATAGTCTATCAAGTTCGGCATGGACTCTTATCTTAAGAGACCTCAGTGATGGCCCCGCAAGCCGGCCTTTAGCTTTTCCCTTATTCGGCCCTGATTCATGAACACCGACATAAGCATTGCATGGTTTGCACATCATAACCATACCTAAGCCTTTTCTGCTATATATTCTATCGGCATTGACCAGCTCGGTTTCCCTTCCGCAATAAGGACAAATTTCGCCTCTTAAAACCCGTTGTTGGCGCTCATTAAGTTCCATACCCTATTCTTTTGTTTTTCTTTAAACTTTTCATACAAACTGCTTTCAGTTTCCATTTCTGAGATCTCTACCTCTACGTCCTCTCTTTTGAAAATTACTTTCTTGGCTGTCGGATACGCACATTTAGAGATACGAATAGCATTACGAATAGCGTAAACAAAATACGTTTCTGGCGACGATTCAATCACCACTACCTCGTTTAAAGTGTTTTTGTAATTTTCCATATTATCTACTTGCTTCAATTATATAACCTGGATGATCTTCACACGCCTCTTTGTATTCGATAAGAAACTTAAGAAATGAATCATAAGACCCCCATCCATTTTCTGGCTCGTATTTCAAAAGACTTTTTCTCTTGGAGATCATAATACATATACCTTTTGTAAGTACATTCTTCATCTCATTGGTATATATTTCTCTATACAATTCTTCTGGTCTCCAAACATAATCGTACAGTGTTTCTTTATTTTCTGATACGAATATCCTTTGTGCCATCTTGTTCATGTTGTGGGTGATGTTTGCAACCCATTCACGATCCTCTTCTTTTTTCTTACTTTTAATATAAACGTCCAGGCTCATAATATTTCTCTTTTACTTTGTTATTAATTATCAAATCTGCCACATCATCTCCGTCTCCTACATTTTCAACATTTTGAAGATAGTCCGATACTTTTATCCTTGACTTCATCATCATCCCATCTATCTTTTTACTCCATGTGTCAAATGCTTGTCCTTTATCCGGAAAAGCTACGGTCTTTCTATCTTTTAAAACATCTATCACTTCCGGTCTTAGATTCTGCAACCCACCGGTAGCTACAAATAGCTCATCCGGTTTATTCACAGCGCATATAATAGCCGTCTTTTCTGATTCCACCAGATTAACCACCTTATCCGGATACTGGCTTAGAAGATGCTCTCCGAACAGGCATTGTCTAAACAAGAAGTCTCTTGCATGCAACGAGTGATAAAACATAACATGAGGCCGCTCATTGTCACCGTCTTTTTCCTTCACTCTTTTTACATCAATCTTATTCCCCTGGCTGTCGGTCTTTATATAAAAGTCCATGATCTTGCCGGTTCTGCATACAAAATCTTTGTCTATCTGCCAGAATATACAACATCCTTTCCATCCCCATAAATCCATTGTTCCAACATGATACCTTCTGAATACATCAGATACCCTTTCTTTTCCCCATAGAGACGATAAAAATCTAAATATGGTGTTTCTATCATCTGGAGCCACAGTCCTCTCAAACTCGCTAAAAGGTATGTAATTTACAACGTCAGGATTTACAGGAGGACGATAAGCTCTTATACACTTATTTCCCGAAATCCAAAGATCTTTATCACCTACATCCTTACCAGTGGGTCGTTTATCGTAACCGCAAGTCCGTTCGTGATCGCATCTTCCGAACTCGTTGCCAACAACCTGACCTGTTGCCACATCAATATAAGGAGTGAGGCACCGGCTTTTTCCGCAAGCCGGGCAGGTTAGCTTCAGTCGGCTCCTTCCGGGCCTGCGGTCAAGTTGAAACCGAGGTACGTTTTCGTATCTTCTGAAATCAAGCATTTTGAACTCCTCTCATTGCTTCTATGATTCTATCTGCTATAGTTATAGACCATGACACCACATCTGGTACATATACTCCGCAATCTATCTCTCCTTTTCTATGCAGTGTTTTGATAAACTCAATAGAATAAGCCTTAACAAGATCGAATCTACGTTGTTCCCAATCCACGTCTTTGTTTTCATCATCCACAGGAAGGGTATCGAGATAATAATTTAAACTCTCATTTATCACACTTCCTTTGCTGTCATAGAATTGTATTTTGTCACAGTCGCTTCTTGTAGTTGAGCCGCTGAAGGTGATTATGTCTATTATCTCCCCGGTTCTTCTAATTTTTCTTTTCATACTCTTCTTGTGTTTCTAACCAGTATAGGCATTATTACATTAACATTCTTGCCATATTTCTCGTAAGATATAAGTATGCATATTGCATACTTATCCCCTATTTTCAAATCTTTCGATAATCTTAATCTTGACCCCCTTTTGATGTTAATGAAATAATCACCAAAAGGATTGATACATATCGGTTTTACGATTTCCACATAATCTCCTTCAGGAATAACAATATCACTCATATTACGAATCTTTTAGACATTTCCTCAGCAATATCATATACAACAATATGATCCTCTTCATTGTATGGCTTATTGATATTCAGCACTCCTTTTCTCACTTTGAACCTCTTGTCTTTTCTAAGGTGATTCAACATCCCTTGTTGGAACACACAGTCCGCCTTTTCAAGTGCTACACTATCTTCTGTCCATTCTTTCAGCGTATATCCTTTACTGCTCGTGCTTTTTGGAGAAAAGTTCATAATACGCGCGTCAATTCCGTACCATGCTTTAACCATTCTTCTTTCAGCTTCTAATTGGAATGCGTATGATTCCCATATACCTCCCGATTTAAAGTCAAGAATGACCACTTCTTCCTTCTCCACTTCTCTTACTTCCTTCTTCGGATCGCCTTTTTTGAACTGCCCTGTAGCCCTTTGATATACGGCTCCAAAATAACCTTCTTCTTTGTATTTGAATGTCATTTTAACCATCGCATCAATAGGTGTTGCTACAAGGTAATCCTCTAAAGAAAGGATTCTTTCTATCATCATCGGTTTCACCTTGTAATCAGAACAGAATTTGGCAAACTTCATGACCCTGACAATCATATCGTCAAGATCATCTATGCTGTTAAAAAATCGGTCAAGATTTTTCTTCGATATCTTCAGCTTACCTTCTTGCACTGTCTTAACTATAAAATTTCGATTTAAGACCATATCTCTACCTGTCAAGTACAATCCGTATAGGTAGTGCATGATCGTTCCCTTATCGGCTTCATACTGCGCTATCTCTTCTGGATTGCGACCAAGCATCTTTATCTCTTGCTTCCATTCCTGAAGTGCTGTCTTATCATCTACATATCCGTCTTTGATTAAGGTTGTTACCGAAGCATATATCTTGGCTGTCCCATCATCCATCTTCCTTACATAAAAACGATTGTCGTCTAATGTCAATCTTACGAATTTGGGAGTCTCAATCTTCTTTAACTCATCACAGATATAAAACGGTTCTAACGTTTCCTGATTTTCTGTAAACGGATTCGAATCCTCTTCTCCAGGGTTAGGAGCGGCTTCCTCCGCCGGAGCTTCCGGTTCCTCCTTCTGGGCCTGCTCTGTCTCAGGCGCCGGCTCTTCAACTACTGGAACCTGTCCGCCTCTTTCTGCTATGTCTCTGTTCTTTATTAAAGACATAACCTCCTTCTTCAACTGCTCTGGTGTTTGGTTAGGATCTGACACCGACATCACAACATCGTTCATTCTAAACAACGTATTTCCTTCTCCTTCCACCATAGGGACAAATCCTAAATCTGTCAATATTTTTATTTTCTCTTTCATGATCTTCCTCTAATCAATTCTTCTTTAATACAATGTAACACTGTTTCCACTTCATCTTTATCTCTATCTTTCACTGCGATAGCTATATCCTTACCATAACTTTCTCTCTGTATGTGAGCATAAAAGATAGTTTCATCGTCAGCTTCTATTCTTATTTTATAAAGTTTTCTCATATCTGTCAATTATTTCAATAATTAATCTACCTCTTTCTTTAATCATTCCCCTGCTTTCCATATCCAGCACCTTCTTTACCGCATACTTCCACACAAAAGGAAATTCTGTTTCAAGTTTATCAAATTCCATCCGGTCAAGATACATGTCGAATACCGTATGCTCTGATTCATGAAGGAAAACTATATTATCCCTGCAAGTGGCAACCGACTTATATAACCTTTTCGGAAGTATGTGACAGACGTTACATACTGTAGGAAAATGAATAGCTTTACCAGTCATAGACATTCGAATAGTACTCAACTCCTCCAACATAAGACGAAAAAACCCGGATAAATCCGGGTTCTCTAACTTTTTCTTCTTGCTGCTGTTTTTAATGGATGTAATTCTGTTTTTTTTCTTCGGAGTCAACTCTTTGCTCCTGCAAGCCTGGCATAAGCCATGACTTCTTATCATCACTTTTCGTCCACATCGTTCGCAGACGTATAGCTTCTTTTCCTTGCTTTCCATTCGAATAATAATGATATTATTGAAAAGAACAATCCCGCTGAAGCCAGTAGATAAGGTACGTTCATTAACAATTTAGATACCTCGTCTGTCTTAATCACTATCAGAAGGAAAGCGCCTGCTGAAAGCAATGATATTATCGCCACAACAAGCGCTATGTTGGAAACTACATCAGCCTTACTCTTCACTCTTCTTCTCGCCTAATTTTTCAGCTCCCTTCTGAAGATCGTATTTAAACACTTCAATGATTTTCGTTTCCACAATAGACTCGCAATTCCAGTCTCCTAACGTACCCTGCATACCTTTAGTCAACACAGCTTCGGCATCCTTAGGATTGCCGGCCTGGATATACATATAGCATGGAGTTTTCTTTTCTTTACCTTTCTTTTCATCCAGTGTAATGTAATTCACCTTACACTTATACCAGTACTCAGCTTCTCCGTTGAAGAAGATTTCCGACACTTTAATAGGATTAATTTTTACAACCTCGAAAGAATTGTACAAATCCTTGAAGATCTCCAACGATCTTGATTCTGCCTCTGTGTAAGACAAGGCATCCACTAAATACTTTTCAGTTACTTTCTTTTTTTTGCCGTTCTCGATATTATCAATCTCGGCTTTTACCGTAATTTCAAACCAGCGATTCATTGCATTAATATTTAATTAGTTGATTTCTTTCCTTTTTCTATTTCTGTTTGAAGCCTGGCTGAGCACCATTGTAGTACATCCATCATCATCATATTATTATTTGATAATACACCTTTTATAACCAAAGCCAGTTGACGAGGAGACATACGCTGACTCATATCAAACCTACATTCTTCTTCGTTTACTATCGTGACCACAAAATATTTGCAACCTTCTAAATGTATCAAGGCTTCAGCCATAGCCTCTTTAATCTTTTCTTCTTCCTCTTTCATGTTTCTTACTTTTCGGACAAAGATATGTCTTTTGTTGCTTAATAAGAAACAAAATGATTTAATGTAAATTAATTTCTTCCGGGTCAACACTGATAGACATATTGTATCTTTTCCTGATAAAGACTTCTGTTTCTTCATTAAACGGGTAGGCTTCTTTCAAGAAAGCCATAGCCCGCTCCGCATCTTTATCTGCTATCTCAATATATCTCTCGAAAGTCATGCAAAGGTCGATGTTGTACGCACGCTCCTGTTTTATCTTGTCCACGTATTTCAACACTCGGCTTCTTATGTTGTTGGCTTCCTCTACCGTCTTATTAAATGATCCTATTTTTTCTGATTCAGGATCATTGTTTTCTTTGTTAACTCTTTCAAATTCTTCATTGGTGTATCCTACGCAACCCTCTACTGCCGGCACGACGCCCTCGTTTATGACGTTTAACCTCTCATAAGATCGGTTTAAATACTTTGAATTCACTTTAAAAGCCCTGGACCTGACCAGTAAATTCGCCACCTCTGTAGCGTCCTCTATCTTTCTAAATCCTACACCTATGTCTTTAATGACAAATATCGGAACCCCGCAATCCGGGTACACAACTTCCTTTTCGTTCTTTATATTCCAATTTTTAGCTTCAATTGGAATACCCTTACCAGCAAGCTCTTTGTCTATATACAGACTTATCTCTTCGTCTGTCAATGCCACAATCTCATCGCTGCTTAAATCAAAAACTGTTTTCATTTCTTTTTATTTATTAAATTAAACAATCTACCTCTTTGTTCAGGCTCCGTATATTCTACCCATATATCGGCTGCCACATTTCTAAGAAATTCCATAAAGTCATGATGATCCCTGTATTCAACAGAATCGACTTTTCTCACAAAACTTAGGATTTCCTTTAACATCTTATTGTTTTCTTCAAGAAGCTCTCTGTCGGTCATAACCTTTCAAATTTTCTTCTTAATTTATTCATTCTTCTATTTTCTTTAAAACAAGGAAATGGCTTATCTTTTACCGATAAATAACCATCTTGAATACAGTCGCTTATAGCTTTAGAGGATAGTATTTTTACTAATTTTGTACCCGATCTATCATTAGGATCGTCAAGTCCTAAAACGTTTTGCATTCCGGTATTAGACCTCGCCTCTACGAATTAAATAACATTCTCCTTTTTTATTAGGATGCTTCTTAAACGGATCTTTTGGCAAATATATGTATTCATACTTATCAGTACATTTTTTTTGTTTCTCCAAATTGGATGAAGTGTTTTTCCTTTTTTGTCTCATAACTCTAACTTTTAAAAATGAATAATTAATTGAGTATATAATTACCTAAGGTAATAGATCATCCAAATAAGCCCATGATTCCATTTCATCTAATCTGCATAAAATACATCCTGGACGGCTGGATATAAAAGTTCTGTTCTCTTCCAATATACCCATAATTGGATTCTTTGATCCTGTTGTTGATTTCTTAGGGAGAAACACAATAAAACGGTGGCAATCTGGAATTACTGTTATAGAATGCCATACGCTGTTAATGCGCCACTCTGCACCAGCTTTAAAAAGAGGAACAGCATATTCTATATCTTGTTTCATGTCTTATTATTGTTTAATTAATTTAAATATTTTTAGTTTTGAAATTATTTAATATGCTTATCGGCTGGATTGATTATCAATCCATCGTCACATGAAGGGAATGATATGTTAGATTCTCCATTATCAAGATTAGTCAGTTTAACCGTTCCAGCATATTCATCATCCACAAAAAACAATTGACCCGAAGAAACCACAAACCTGCATTGATATGCATTCATCATTGCTCCAAGCTGTCTAATCTTAGTTTTAATCTCTAAAAGTTGAGCGTTGTTGATTATATTCTTATTCATATTTTATTAAAGTTTATCTATTATTTTGTCACCCATTTCCTGCCATTCATCACTCACGCTTATAACCAATCCTATGACAGTGAATGATAATAACAACGTAAAAAATAAGCCATAACAGAAAGCAGATAAAAACACATACACACCTCATGATTTTTTAGTTGTTAGATAAAAGCAAAATCGGTTCATTCGACCCCGCAATTGCTTTTATTTGTTCTGGATTGATAAAACTCTTAACTTGTTCGCTTATATTACAAATGGACTTGATCATATCAACGAATAATTTCGAGGTACATTCGTTACACTCCACTTCCATTACCTGTTTATATCTATTGTATGATATGCTCGTTACACAATTCAGCCAGTGCGCATAGGTTCCTTTTTCTGTATTTAACCTGCTGTATTCTACTTTTGTCTCTCCATTTTCATATTCAATTACTCTTTTTAGAAATGGTTTTGCATAAACACTAAAACCGAAAGGTTGGGCGTTTAAGGCATCTAAACGGGAAGTTCCATCCCTCCATTCTCCATTTTCATCGCCTCCTGTCCATTCCTTAGAGGGGTTAGGGACAATATTTCCGTTTTTGTCATATGAAAACGTGCAATTCGTTTCCAGTTGATACTTAATAACAGGCACTTCTTCTACTATTTTATAACTCAAACATCTCTTCAGAACTTCCCTGATTTGACTTTCCAAATCAGAAAGTGCTATACTATTGAAATATCCTTCGTTGCCTAATCTGTTTGTAGGTAATTTGATCCCATAAGAATGAATCTTGTCCACATCTTCTTTTGACAAGGTAGTGGTAAACACTCCTTCTTTGGTGACATTCACTTTAGCAGTTACAGACAAACTGTTATTAGCGTTCTTTTCCGTTATATTTAGTGTTGTTAATGCTGCCATAATCAGATCTTTTTAAAATCAATTCGAATAAATATAATACATTCCTGCTTCATATACCTTATGTACATCAGGGTCATTCTTGTCTTCCGGTTCCAATTCACTCTCTTCACAAGTATAATCCCATTCAGAGTTGTAGTACATATCCTCGTCTGTTTTCTCCAAGGAACAATCTTTCATTAGATTCATATTTTCTCCCCATACTGCAACTTCTTGTCGTTGCTCTTCTTCTGTCATAAGGGATATTTTGTCTTTTAATTCTTTCCAGGTCATGATTTCTAAAATATGATCAATAATTCATTCTACATCAAAAAGTTGATCTAACACCAATAATTCTGCATCCATATCTTCATCTTTCGGGAAACGAACTTTTATGTTTCCGAACTTAGATGTCTTAAACAAGATGTAGGGGTTCATGTCTTCGGCGGTCACCGGCTTATATTCCTTAACTTCCGACATCTTGAGATACCAGTCGCCTATTTTTACAAATCCGGAGAAGACAGAACACAGATGCGCTTTTACAGACTGTATCTCCTTTTTATCTTTGAAAGGTATAATTTCGTCCTTTCCCCTTATCCTGATTGACAGAAAAGGACGAATGTTATCTGTTTCATTTTGGAACTTGAAGCCTGTTATAGCTTGCTTGGGGATTCTTCTTCCCATTAATATAAAATAGCTCATTGTGATAAGTGATTTTGTTTTATGTTAGGTAAGTAATTTGTAATAACATCAAGTGATATCCATAACTCTGGCTCTATGCTGTTTTTTATTCTATCACTGAAAAGAGAATTATCATCACAATCACAATGAGAGATTGTGATATAACAATCTTGATAATCCCACCAATGAGCCGATTTAAAATCGTCTCCTCCATTCCAAAACCCTATTCTTATACCTCTTGGGTTGAAATCTTCATCTATCCAACTTGGGTGATAAGCCAACACTTCTTCTCCCTCTGAAGGTTTTTCCTCTTTGTATTTCTTCCAGTCCATTTCACTTTTAATTAGTTAGATACAAATATACAAGTTTTACTAAGATACCCTTCTGTCATCTCTATAAAGTTCACACAATCTAATTTGCTTAACTTGTAAATCAATGCCGGATTGTGTACTATGGCTATAATTTGTGTTTGTGGTTTATGGAATGACAATACATTATAAATTTGCATTATGTTGTCAATGTCAAGATTCCTATCTGGCTCATCCATGAGAACCGTGTATTCAAAACTGCTTTCTGTTAATGTTATGCGGTTTCTTTCATAATACTTCAACAGGTTATCAATTCTTTTAATCCAAAACGCATTTGATTTTTTCTTGTATTCTACAAGATCTTGTATTGGAAACGTATAATCCTTTTGACCGAACATTAAATTGAAAAGTGATTCCAATGATAACACCACTTTCTCTCCATAAGATCTTCGAATATTATTCACATACAAATCTAAGTTGCTGATGTTTTTCAATACGCTATCTCGATTCATCTCCGCCGATGGCAATAAACGGAATACCTTTCCTGCATAATCGGATAATATGTCAATCCCATCAAGAACCTTGTCATCATCATCAAATATAGGTGGAAAATCCAGTGCCTCGATCGGTATTTCAGAGCACATGGACTTCTCGCATAACGCATACATTGATATGATGTTAAGCAAGGTTGATTTTCCACTACCGTTTTTCCCTATAATCACATTCACTCCTGGCTTGAAAATAAATTCTCTGCCATTTTCAAATGCTTCTATATCCGAAACATATTCAAATGGAGTTTTTGTATTGTCTTTTATTTTTACTGATGTTATCATTGTAATCCTTTTTAAAAATCAATTACCGTCCGAACCATGTCTCCGATGTGCTTGTTGCCGGTGCCCGTGAGGCCACTGGAGAAGACCACGTACCACGCGACGGCCTGGCTGCTCTCAGTGCTGGACCAATACCACGTCGAGGAGAGGGGAGATGCCGAAACATAAGCGAATGCTTTGTTTAGTTCGTCCATATAATGGGCCATTAAATTTAATTGACCAAGAGATGGTATATACTCGCCATCTTCCAGCAGATTTCTCAATTTTGGATTTCTGGCTACAAGACGTTCCGTATTGCCGCGTCCGTCAATGTCAAACAGCGCATCACATTCACGTTCGTAATATGTCCCACTTCCGGATTCTTCACGGCTATCATCGTCAAGCAATTGTACGATATCATGCTCCGTCAGTGAGATTGCAAATGACATGTATCTGTGCTTCAACCCGATGTATTGTACACAATCTTTGGAGTTATCGCCGGTAAACGGCTCAGCGTGTCCATTTCCGTAGATTAGATACAAACCATCTTTTCTTGATGGTACTCTATTTTCACATACGCATCTTTTATTTTTGGGACTTACAATTATGTTCAACTCATTCAACACATGAGCTTTTATGATTTCCTTGCTTATTCTTTCTACAAAACCATAATCCCTTTGTTTAAGCTCATCTGCTACCATACATCTGATCCAATGTTCTATCTGATTGTTTCCTCCGTATGTATTAAGCATACACTGTTTTACGAGTTTTTCCAATAATGGCTCTATGTTTTTTATTATATCTTCTTTGGTAAGGTGAAGTTCATTTAATATGAAGTTCCTTACTGCCTTGTATTCTTTACTTGTGCTCATAATATACCGATTTAATATTGTGAATCATATTTTCTTTCTCTCCCACTGTCTTCCCCTATCGGATTGTCCCATCCATATTTTACAGCCGTAGCTTTAAATAGAGGGAGTCCATAAAATGCATAATCATCCTCACCCCAGCTTTCAAGACCTTCTTCCAGAATGTAGTTCCACATCATCACACATTCAAACATCAAACTGGCTGATATTCCTCTCTGATTTAATGCCTTTTCAAAACCGAATCTCACGTCTTCTTCAAGCTGTTTCAGGACATTTTCTCTGGTAAATTCAACTACAGTACTGTTCCACTTTTCCTCGTTGTCATATTCTTCATTCGGCTCCATACCGAAATCCTTTATCATGCTATATGGAACAAATTTAGCCAGTCTATTAAAATCTCTACCGTCTAAACATTTTGATGCTAATTCTTTAAGTTGTTCTAATGTTTTCATAAGCAATTTTGTTTTATAGGTTAATCCCATCCTCCAGTAGTGTACAAAGATACATCTTCCTCCTCTACGTTTACACCTTTAATAGCCTGTAGAAGTTTTTTCTTTGTCTCCCGGCACATATTGTAACCATATCCTTTATACCGATATGAGCGCTCCCATGTGCTTACTGGAAAAGGGATATTCTCGTCAATAACCAGTCTCTTCATATGAAGATGTTCGAAGAATTTCTCATGATAGAGTAGTTTGTACTCGTATGCTACTATACTTGCAGATGAGAATGGAAAATAATCATCTTCTTTTTCTTCGTATTTAGGCTCCTTATAGTAGGCCATTTTTGTCACAGTAAAATCGAAGCTCCTAAGAATCTCTTCTGGCTTTCCAAACTCTGACTCTATGAACTCTATCCATACTTTTTCTCCCTCTTTCTGGAATGCACATGCCTTCTCATTTCTGTACTTAAATCTCCATCCTTCCTTCTGATGTTTTTCATCATTGAACGAATCAATAGCCTCCTGAAAATCGCTTTCACTTTCAAAGAAAATATCAATGTCTTTTACTCTTTCTCCGGAAAGGATATTTTTAAAACATCCACCAGCTATGAATCCTTTGTGGCCTTCCATATACTTGTCAAGCCATCTTATTTGCCAGAAATTATCTGGAGTATCTATTACAAAATTATTCATATTGTTTATGTTTTGCCGTTACCAAGCGAGATAAAAATTCCGCTTCACAATAATACAATGAGTGTAATTACTCAGGTCGATTCCGTTGTCCGTAAATGCATCCAGGACCCGTTTTTCCACGTATTTGAGTTTTACTGTTATCCCCTTCTTAAACACTTCTATTAACTTCTCATTGCACTCAATAGGTCCAATAAGACAGTATCTATTCGAAGGACTGTCTGATATACAATATGTCTGACATCCTAACATGTTGCTTAAAATTACTTCGTTCATAATTTCTCTATGATTCTAATATGGTGTCTACAAACTCCGTTATTTTATCAACGGATTCTTTTGATAAGGTATATCTTCTCCAATCCCATCTAAAATGCGCTTTTGGGAGATTTTTAGTAGAATATTTTTCATTTCCGTCCTTGTTAGTCCATTCGTAATTATCCTCTGGATCCGCCACTTTTATCCCCGATTTAGGTCCGTTACGAAAGCTATATAGCATTCTTATAACCGATTCAAAATCCGAACCTATATCAAATAGCATATGATACACCTTGTTTATTAAAGCCCTATCAGCTTGTCCCAAGTCTTCACCAAACAACTCTCTTACACTCCAATTTTTCATTTCTGAATAACGAATGAAATTAAGTTTCCCTTTTTCTATATTAGGATTTTTTCTTGATAATACAAGCTCCAAATCTTTCACAAATGATTCTTTTAGCTTCTGTTGTCCTAACAAGGCGGTGTATTTGCTTACTATATCCATTATCCAAAGTTTTTTAATATTGCTCCAAACGAATCATATTTAACCCCTAATGTGTCATGTGCCTTTTGGGATCCACATTCACCAACTCTTGCGCCGGATCCACACTCGCATAAGTCTATTCCCCAATGGTTGACGCAGTGGTTGCAGCAGTAGGACTGGTGAAGCCATGTGGCATCACCAGTATCCAAATCCAATTTTTCAAATGTTTCCCAAAACATGCTATTCGAAGCACCATTATCAAATCTGATAGTGACTGCGCCGTATTTACATTTTTGTATGTATTCTATTTTCATATATGTTCCATTTTCAAGAATATCTGGGGACAGATATTCTTGCAACTCTAATTTGCGTACATTAAAGCGCCTCGTCAGTTCCTAAAAGATGCTCGTTTCCCTCAAAATGAATACAATAATCCCATAATGTTCCATTAGAACATTCGTACTTATAAGGCAATCCATTATAATCGTCCACAAATTCCCTTGCAAACAAACTGATATTCCATTTTTTATTTCCTTCTTTTCTTACCAGCACTTTATCAAACGGCTTAAAATCATATTTCGGCTCTTCTTTAATCCCGAAGAAGCGTTTCAGATATTCTTTTGCTTTAGGATTTTCGCTTTTCTTTAACGCTTTAATCATCTTCTGTTTTTCCGAATCTGTTGCAAGTCTATAACATTCTATGTGGTTTTCGTGTGCAGCAACATTATCCGATATATTAAGACTTGTTCCCGCTGCAAGACTCGCATACAAAGATGTTAAATATTTCCCATTAGCATTTAAGATAAAAATAAAATTTCCTTCTTCGTTGCTTAACACATCTCCATCTTTAAATGTAGTATATTCCGGGACTTCAAGAAGGAGGCGATTTTCGCTGCTAAATGCTTTTCCTGTAGCAGAAAACCAATCTGCCGATACAGAAATAGAATGAATTACAACCAATAACGGACAAATTGACGAATTGTCTTCATATACGATTTCTGCTCTATTTCGTCCTTTCTCTGTCACAATCTGACCTGCTCTTTCCCCTATGTTTATTTTTTCGCCGTTTCTAAATCAAACGGGATTGTTACCATTTTATATTCCATAATCTTATTTGTTTTTATTAGTTCCTAAAAGATGTTTGTTGCCTTCGTATGGGATACATTGACTAAATCCTACCCCTCCTAAGCATTCGTATTTATTATCTCCTACTGATTCTCTGGAAAATAAATGCAATTTCCACCTCTCTTGGTTAGTTCTTCTCACCAGCACTCGTTCAAATGGTTTGAAGTCGCGTTTCGGCATCTCATCTAATAGATACTCATATTCACTTAAATATCGTTTTATTATATCTATTTTTCTACTGTCTTCGGCTTTTATAATCTTTTCTGCTAAAAATTTCTTCTCTTCCTCTATAGCCTTTCTTACATGCCGTTTTCTATATTCGTCATACACATCAGTCCATAATTTGTAATCAAACCCAATATCTCCAAATGATGCCATTCCGCATATACATCCCATTATCCCTTTGGTAATAATTCCATCATATATGAATTGATATCCATTAGTGCTTGTTAATACATCTCCTTTCTTAAAATACGCTCCAGCCTCTACTTTCAATTCCAGAGTGGTGCCGCCAATAGTACAACCTTCCGTGTTGGCATATATAGCACTTATCCCATATCCATCTTTTTTTTACAAAAAGCAAATTATAAGGACCTGCACAGTCTTTCGACTCATATACAAATTCTATTTCAATATTATCAATTAATACCGAACCTTCTATTTCTCCGCTTTTAATTTTTCTCGCCGTATTTAAATCAAACGGAACAATAATTGAATTTTCCATATCTTTTCGTTTTTAATTGTTATAAAACAGGATGGGTTACTTACGCCCATCCCAGTTGTTTCGCAATACTTTCCATCTCGCTATATGCAATCCGGTGGCATCCAGCGGTTAACAAATCGTTTTCGTACCGATTTAGACTCCACTGGTGGCCGGTGACATCCTCCACCAGACCGTGCCGAAACTCGGCGCCCCGGTGCATTTCCGACACGGCCCGCCACAGTTTTCTGGCTTCTGCTATTCCAATCTTTATCTGTTTACTTGTCTCAATAATATTTCCTTTTATACGAATCCAGGCGTTAGGTTTTTCACCAGGAATATAGAAAGGTGTATTCAAGAAATTGATTTCTCCTGACTTCCACTCTTCCAGTTTTTCATCAAAATCCTTGTAACGGGCTTCTTCTTCCTTTCTTAATCTCTCTAATTTTATTCTTTCTCTTTCTTCCTCACCCTTTCTCCATCTTTCAGATCTTTCTGAATACTTAATCCATGTACCTTCCCCGCAAACTTCATCAACAATCACATTTACGGTCCCTAACACTTTTAATCCTTGATGATCTAATAAAATTTGAAAGATGCGTTTTAATTCATGTACGTGCTTACGCTTGATACTATCTCCGCTCTTGGATAATTCATGATTGGTTCCAAGCCAATCATTAGCACTCTTTTTAAGGATACTCTTAGCAGTCCCCATGTTAAAGAACTGAATGTAATCCATCATATTCCCAAAAGCGCCCCAAATATCTGTATAAGATAATTCTGTTTTAGCTCTTTTGTATTTTTCAATAGACTTCTTAATTGATTCCAGTTTGCTGGCAACAAACCTCATATTACCAGTATCCGATATATTATCCCCTACACTGAAAACCATTGCCCAAGTTGGTATCGCATTACGAACATAGCATTGATGTTTGCTCGTGGTAACAGAATAATAATCTTCATTTATCAGGTATGCTTTCTTCCCTTGTTTGTTTTTTACTATTCTCCCGACTTCAAAGTGATGCCCATAAGAATAAATACTTGTACCTTCAAAGAAGAAATTGCTCCCTGATGCTGATTCTTCTTGTTCATGAGCCCACAAGTGAGCGACCATTGAATTGTTCATATAAATATCTTTTTAATTGTTTAACTTACCTTTATCATATGACATTCTCTTTTCGTATTTTTCAATACGTTCTGTTATCATATCGCAGAAGACTTGCCCATCTTTTTCGGAACCTCTGAAGTAACCAACCATCTTCAGGATATTTCCGTCAAATTCATGGACAAACTTGTTATAATAATGTTCACCCATTACCCGTCCGTATTTTTCTACGAACAAATCCTTGTCCAGTGATTCATCCTTAAAGCAACGGTTGTAATCCCATCTTACGATACGAAACAATGTTTCAAAATTCAATCTTTCCATATCTTGTATTTTATGGATTTCCTCACATTCTTCATCCGTTAATCCAGTGTAATCATCATTGATTAACGGACAAGCCCAACAAGATGGCAACCTGTATCTTATTACTTTTATGCTCATAGTTTTATTAATCTACAGTTACTATCTTCAAATACCGGAACCTTCCCTTGTTCTCTAAAATAAGCAGTGGCCACCTTGAAAGCATAAAGCGGATTTACTTTCTGGATTTCTTGTTGTGATTTATAGAAAGATACTGGCTGGCATACATAGAAGTTTTCGGTTGCCAAGGCAACCGAAAAGCCAATCCATATTGGATCCGCTGCAATTAGTACCTCCAAGTACGATCATATCGCACCCGGTCTTTCTTGTTCCCAAAATAAATGCCTTGTTCTTATTCTCTGGCTGCATAAATATCTCCTTGTCGATTATAAACCAGTCACTCTGGTAGCTCTCTACATCCCGGCGAACGATTTCGTCAATTTCATGGGCATATTCTTCTTGTGCTTTCATAAGATATGTTATTAAAAAATGATAACTGAATGTATTTCTTAAAAGAAACTCCAACAAAATGTTACGATAAATTCTCCCATCCCGTATTCAGCAAGTTGCTTAAATGATTCTATCCCATTACAATAATAAAAAACATCATCATTATCATCATCGTTGATACTCAGCGATAGTTTGATTGTCGCTCTTTTATCGTCTCCTGTCTCCTTCCATACAATCTGACATTCTACGTATTCAGGCTCCTTACCTGTTCTTTCTACAAATTCATGAAATCTTAAATCAATTTCATGTTTGACTTCTTCAACGTTAGATATTATTACCTCATTTTCACAATCCCCGCAAATAGCATGCGCGAAAGATCCATCAAAATAATCTATTATTTCTCTGGTATTCGGATTTACTATGGCTTCACAAGCAACCTTTGTTCCACCACATCTTGTACATATATATCCCATAATTATCTTCTTTTAAAATGTTCAATAATTTCATCTACTGTAACCTTACGCCATGTGATGCAGCCCGCGTCTCCCCTGAACCGGAGCTCTTCGCACTTTACCCCACCTGTCTCCTGTGGCGTCCGTCACTATCAGCCGTTGACCTGAATCAGTATTATTTGTAATTCTTTGGTGTTCTTTCTGATAATACACCCTCATGATCCCCCCCCCATCTCCTTATTCTTTCAGATTATGTTCTTTCATTATTTCTTCTATCAATTCGTCTGTTTCCATATAATAACCCCAACAGGAATCAACCTCTTCCCATTCTTCTCCCTCTTCATCCTCCCTGGATTTATCTTTGTATTTCTTGACAAATTTCACTTTCTTTTCAAGCACGTACCCCTTTACATCTCCCCACATCCACATACCTATGGATTTCACTTCATCATCAATCAATTTGTCAATTTGGGTTTTCCAATCGGAAGTATTATTACTAACCATTTTTTGTGTACCTCTCCTTTGTACAGAAAGCTATACCTTTAACATAATCCCCTTGACTGTATCCTGTTGTGGACCATTCTTTGACAAATATATCCTTGCCTAAGTCTGAAAGAATCTGAATCAATTCTTCACATCCTAAGTCTTCTATAAATTCATACGTATAATCATACGTGTAAAGATCTGATGGAGAAATGCTAAAAATTTCTTTATAATACCACATTTTATCATGGTTATCATATCTCAGTCGACAACCGTCAATCTTGCCTTTCTTAAAATAATTCAGCAAGTCTTTCCATTTAACATATTTACTAATAAGTTTATGTAGTGCATCTATAAGTGAGTGCCGACTATCTCCGTATTTACCAAACACTTCTCTCCAATCGCACACATCTTGCAGTCGAGGTAAATAGATACATTCCCATAAGAAACATGCTGCCATATCCCAACTTTCACAAGGACATGCACTGTCAGTATCATAGTATATTTTTATACGATAATTCCCTACTTCTTTTGTTGTAATAAGTCCGTCTTCCATGTCTTTATATTTTACACAAAGTGAATAATATATATCTAACACCATAACTGTTATGTTTATATGATACCGAGAAACCCTCAGAACGAGCAAAATCAATTGCTACCTGTTCATGTGCCATACGAATTGTGTTACCATTAGATGATATATTAGTTTCTCGAATATGCTTGTCGCAAATAAAACTTGCATATCCATACGCCTTAATTAGACGAGAGATTTTACTAATAAATTCGTCTTTACTGAATGGTGCTTCTTGCGCTATTTCCATACGCAATTTTTCTGCTGCTGTCATAATATTAATCTGTTATTTTATAATAATAATCAAGTTCCTCTCCCTTAAAGTTGTTCATGGCATACTCGTCAACTTCCCGCCACAACCGGTCATACAATGCGGCCAGTTCACGATTGCTTTCATAATGCTGCCAGATTTTATGATTCAACACGAGCGTTAATTCCGTGAAAAACTTATAATCATCTTCCCATTCACTGAATGCACGTTTGTAGGTATCTTTGACACCTGCTACACCATACTTGTCGGCTATGCTGAAATCTTCCCAAAAGGTAGTTATCAGGTCATAGCCGTTCTCCTGCATAAATTCTCGAAATGTCATAAGCTATTATTTTAATCTTCTTTTTACATTATGCTTACTTTTTCCAGCACCAAAAATTCACAGCATATTTCCCAGTAGTTATAAATATCTTATCCCCTCCTATCTCCGCAAGTATGTTCTTTCCAAATATCCTTGTAAGAAGCGGTATGTACTTTGCATCTATAGGTAAATCCTGGGTTTCTTTTATAGGTCTATATGGCACAAACGCTTTGTTCTCATATACCATCTCAATATACAATCCATCCGGTGATTCAAATACGTCTTTTCTTTTCTGCCTCATCCCAGACCGTATTATCTGTTCTTTCCAAGATTGAATATATGATTTTCTACGGGTCTCATTTATCTTATTAATAACCTCTTCCTTAAATTCGTAATACTCATATATATGACCTTTGTAGTCAGCTATCATTTCTTCAATCTTACTTTCGGATGCCCATAACCCATAATACACATAACAATCCGATAATCTATCTACTGAAGAAACACCGATCAACATCATTTTGGAAAATGTATTTCCCTCTTTTTCCAATTCTTCTCTTGCTCTGTCTGTCACCGCATCCCACCATTGCCCTTCACACTTCTCTATCTCTCCGTTGTCAAGTACGATATCGAACTTTCTACCTCCGAAAGCTTCTCTTCTCTCATTTCTCTTTGCAAGGAAATCATAGAATATACCTCCTATCCTTCCAATAATGGTATCATCTCCGTACTTTGTGCTAATTTTATCAGGCATTTCGTCGAAGACAAGGAACTTCGATTCTCCTGACTCTACTAAATATAATAGCTTCATGATTTATCTCTTTAGATGTAAGTTATGCTGCCAACATTAATCTGCATTATATCGTTTTCCAGCGTAATGAAATTATTTTGTTTTATGGGTCCAAACATCAATCCATATACACTTACTGTATTAAACAGCCTAACAGTGTGAAAATCTTCATTTGGCTCTACCCTGTTTTTATCCCAATATCCCAAATCGTTGATAGTTGCCGGGAATCCTCCTACGTCGTTATACTTATAGTAATCGTTTTGATTAAAAACGATTCCCTTTATTAAGAGGTTCCCGATGCTTTTCATGTTGAATCCGGACAACGCGATCTGCTCTGAGATATAACTAATCAAACAGTTATGATACGTGTTTGGCTTATCTCCTCTCTCGTTAATAATTTTCTTCCATTTTTTCGTTAATGGAACCCTAATATCCATATATGTACCAAGTACGACTATGTTAGGACATTCTCCTTCAAACTTCGTTAAATCTTCTACTCTCATAATTAACAAACATTTGTATTGTTTTCGTCGTTCACTATCTGACTAATATACGATCCTGGCCACATACAGCCAGGCCGACCTCATGGCAGGGCAGGCGCCGCCTTACTCTGGCTGTTCCACCCACTCCCTGTATCCTACATTAAAACCAATAGGATCATACCTTTTGATCATAGTGCCATAATTCTCTCTACCGCAATACCTGTTCTTTCCTCCAATGATCCATCTCTCATCGTCTCTATCTGGAGATATTGAGTTAAGATACTTCTCATAATCTTTTCTACTCTTTCCCATCTTTGTCTTGATTTAAGCAATAGTTAATAAAATAAGCAACCTGTTCATTTTCCCCTGGATTGCTATAATCATAAAAAGTCATATCAGTATAATCCAGCATGACTACACGAAAATCGTTTTTTTTGGCATACACTTCCGTTAAATACATAGGATTTTCATCAATTTCTATTACCACCGGAAACTGATCGTCAAAGTCAAATACATCATTAGTTTCTTTAAATTTTTTAAACTCTTTAAATTTTAGCTTTATAATTCCATTGTTTTCTGCTAATGCTTCTTTGATGTACTTTAATCTTTTTGCATTCAGACTGGCCTCTGCTTCTTCTATTTCTTTATACAATTTATTTAGAACCATATTCCACTATATTTATGTTATCGAATTTTTCTTTTATAATATCCAAGACTCCGTACTCGTTTGTTATCATAACATGCTTCCCTGGCTTCATTCTCCACAGATTAAAATACCTTGTCACATTCATAGTGGCATTAAATAATGATATTTCATATCTTGTGTTTCCATTTTTATCACGCCCTATGTTTTTAATATAACATATGTCTGGCTTGTATTTGAAATAATTAAAAAGCCTATACCATCCCTTCCCGTTACATGTTTCACGATTCCATATTCCAGCAAGCCTCCTGTATCCCCTTACTGGTATTTTCTCTATTTCTTTTGGCACGATTTCAATATACTTTCCTTCTCCGATTGGTATAGTCATATTACCTGCCTCTTCCGTGCAAAAGTATTCTATTTCAGATACCATTCCTTTATATACATAGAACCGGTATGGGTTCCCGTCAGGGTCTACCCGATCCATGTAATATAATATCACTTTGTCTACTTTTATCGTTTTCATTCCTTGATTCTACTTATCTTTAAATTGTTATTCTTACAGTATTCCTTCAGCCAACTATCCGTTAGATAACGATTAACTCTATCGTATTTCTTTTTCGGGCCCTTGCTCCAGAATTTCCATTCTTTTGTGATATTGTACCCATATTTATCAAACCAATGGATATAATACACTACGTTACCGTACAAATCCACTCTTTTTCTTTCCTGTATGACTACCTCGTAAGGCATCTTCTTGTCTCTTTTCTCCATCTTTGTCCTCCTTTCTTGAATAAAAAAACGGCACCTATCTTCGCAGACCAGTGCCGGCAACTAACTCGCATGGAAAACTACTTAACCTCAACTAATTCTACAGAGCTGTAGAATTTAGTGAAGCTACCAACAAATTCTCTTATATTTTTATATTCTTCTGGTCGTTTTCTGTTACCATCTTTTATATAATTCACCCACAGTCTATCCTCTATGTTCTTAATCGCATTTTCTATAGTAAATTCGTCGCTGACACACATTAAACACGAAGACCCTGTTTTCTTATGTGGTTTATACACCCTTGAAAAAGACCACATTTTTATCCTATCGTATATATATCCGTTGTTTGGATAAACGAATCCTATCCGGCTGTCACCTTCTTTAGCGTAAAACACACCTGGCTCCTTCCCGCCCTTTCTATATACTACAAATCCTTTTTCTTTTAGGATATTAACCACTTTGTCTAATTTATTTTCCACGTTCATTTTCATGCAAAAATTTAAAAACGACCCTCATTATAGTTGCGAAGTTCTCCACCTTAACCCACTCGTGAGCTACTGCTCTAAGTACGGATGTTTCGTATGTCGGAATATCGTCTTCTTCAACCACCTTACAAGAAGCCAGAACTCCTTCCGTCGGCTTTAGTCCGCGGTCATGCAGCTCGCAGAGACCGTCCGGCTGGCGGAATGCGCACCACCCGTCTTTCTCTGTTGGCTGGATCATCGCTATTGGTTTTTCTTTCACTGCAAGATACCCTACCATCCACATTGTTTCTTTTAACCTGTCAGCGTATCCGGCATCTATAATAGCCTCTATGTCTTTTGGCGTACCAATACAAGGGACCTTACACATGTTCTTGCATTTATCACATGTACAAGGTTGCTCCCATCTGTTATGATCTATGCCTACCAACTTCTTTATCCGTTCTACTTCCTCTTTCATACTTCTTTTGTTAGTTCATCATAATAAGCTTTCAGTTCCGGTGAAGCGTATTCCATAAATGCTTCAAACAAGTAGGGCACCTCTATTATCATATTCACATTACAACCTTCTGCCTGTGAAAGCAATTCAGGATCATTACTGTATGAACATGTTACATGAGCTCCTATATTAAACACATGTAAATCTAATCTTGCATATTCCATACATAAATCTAACGCTTTAAACAAGTTCTCTACCTCAATCTCCTGAAATAGGTCTATAAACATTCTTAAATCCATCATTTTACCACCCTTTCCACGTGTTTAATTAATACTACCGCCATTCCATTGCCGGTTTTTATCGCACATTCCGATCCTTTTATCCATTCTACACATCCTACATACGTCTCCGTAGTATGAAATCCGGGATTGTATTTTCCAGATGTACTGAACTCTACCGTATCCCCTACCTTCAAATCATCAAAAGCAATAGACCATGTGGTCCAAATTCTGTCATGCCTCCCAGGCTGAATGGCTCCGATTACGCCTTTTTTACGACCGTTTTTTATCGCCCTTAGTATTATCTTCCTATCACCTTCGATAAGGCCGCAAAAACGCCCGTAAAAGGTCAAATCAACCTGTTTTCCTCCTATTTCTTCTCTTATTTTTGTTATTCTGTTCATTTTCTGATTTTGTTTTATTTTTTTCTTTGTTTTTTCTATCTTCTATAGAAGATGATAATAACATTATCTTTTCTATGTTACTTTTTGATTGTAAAAAAGAATCGCATTTCATTACTACTACCACCTTCTTAAGTTCCCCATTATCGTATAGCGATACACGCATCATGTTTTGCGCCTCGTCCACTATCAGACCTGGAGTAGTCTTAGCCATTTTGCGTAGCTTATTATACTCCGGTCTTTCCATTTCCTCTGTTTATTACTCTATAGTATTTATCCTTATCCCCTTCTTTCAACTTCTCCAGATAGAAAATTCCATCATGTAAATGAGACAAACAAAACCTGTATCCGTATTTCTGTACTCTTCTTACATGATCTCGCAGTCTTATCTCTTCACTTTTGTCTTGTACTTTGATCTTAATACTGTCTCCTTCTTTGATTGTGTATAAAATAGTTTGAATCTCTTCTTTTTTCATCTTATAAAATATTTTAACGGCAGCACCTATACTCACGCACCACTACTGCCTTATGTTTAACAATTAAATACTTAACTCTTCAATGGTCAAGCCTTTTTCTTTTGCCCACTTTAGCATCGCGCATAATTCTGTTTCTGACTTATATTTCGGATCACGCCACGCCCATCCGAATTTATCCAGGACATGATGATATAATTCGTCGGCCTTTGCCGTGTAAATGTCTTTGAATAAATGCTCCGAACCTTCTGGTATAAGCATCTCTGTTGTTGCAAAATCGGAATACGACAAACATCCGTAAGCATATTCTGTTATTTCACTCCACGCTTCTCCGGCTTTAAATCCAAATTCTTTTACAAAAGCCAAAGTTAGATACATATTTAATAATATTGTTACATCATATCCCGAATCTGACTTTCTTTCTATTATTTTCTTTTCAAATTCCTTTAAATCTTCAGGCCCTAAAAAGATGTATCCTGATACCGACCGGTAATTAGTCTCCGCATACTTCTTGCATTTATCATCATTGACAATCTTACTAATGTTAGATAACATCTTTTGCCTCCATTCATCACAAAACTCTACCTCTGCGTTCATCCAATCAGTACCATAATTATATTCTTTCGGATATCCGACCGATGTTACCTTTATACTATTCACGCCATATCCGTAAAGGCGTTCACTTACCTCATTCGCCCATTCCTGTACAAAAGGAATAAACTTATTGTAATAAGAATCAAAATCAAAATCCGATTCCTCCTCATATTCTGGCATCTCTTCATAATCCTGTTCAAAGAAATGACGAGGATCTGCTATTGTTTCGTAGAAACTTACGTTAATGAAACAAAACTCGTTGGTTGTCGTTTTTAATATCATAACTTTTTGTATTTACGTACATTTTTCTTGCCATAGAATCTACACATGGCACGAATCTGACTATAAAATACTTTTGTCCTCCTGGCCTCAAAGTATTTAAACATTTCTTCATTCTTTGTTTCCCAAACGTAATCCGTTTGGGAACTCATGCGATCTTTCTCCTTGCGTGAATAATGGTAATATGATACCACAACACGTTTCATACCATTCTTTACAGGTACGATATTTACGTCTATACTATTCTCTGTCATATTATTATTGTTTTATGCATTATACAAATACAAAGAGCGCATACCTTCACAGGCCGGCGCTCCTTTCAATAAAAATGAAAAAACTAATATTACATAAACATATTGTTTTCTACTCTTTATTACAATACTTTTGTTCCGCAATTATTATATCTTCCGTACTCTTTTTTCGTATCATTCAAGATTTCAAAAACCATCTTCTTGTGATCTTCGTTTGGTAACCTATCCTTAACAGCCGATATTACGCCCGCTATAGACGTAAAGCCTGAATCTGTTATTGAACACAGCAACACGCCTCTGTCGGCTCCGGTGCTTATTGCTGACGCCTTTATAATATCATTCTTATATATTCTCATAACTTTTTTGTTTTATTGTTTGTGAGATGCCCAGAATCGAACCAGGACCGGCACATACGCACCGGCACGCCGCGTCATCCCCTCTATGATGCAGAAATAGGCATGCCTATCCTCACGAACCGACATGCCAAAACCCAAAACTTAATTTGATGAATAAAATAGATTAACAAAAATACTATTCTAATTCTTTTATAATATCTTTCACAATATTCAGCCTTACCTCCTTCGTTTCTGGACTAAGACAACCAAACCACCCATAAAACGTTCTTGTTTCCTCTGGTTCTGTGGCCATACTTATCTTCTCCTCCAATTCCGGGAAATATATTCTCACCATTTCGTCTGAACGAAACTCATAGATATTTTTATGTGTTTTGAAATACATAAACACTACATTTCTTAACGCAACACATATGTATTCCCCATCCTCTAACCTATCAATCATCTCATATACCTTTTTCCATATGAATAATCGCTCTTCTTTTGTAAACATATCTTTCTTTATTTTTGTGGTATTATTTGACTGTACGCAGACTTTTCCATGTACACAATACTATGCTCCTGTCCAAGTATTTTCTTTGCTGCTTCTTTCTTTATCGCGCAATATCTCCCTGTACGATACGGATTCTTTTGATCTGATCCATCCTCAACTTCGATAATAAAACAACCTCCGTCATCTATTATCTTTTTGCAATTGTCACATATTTCTCCCGTGCATATATGATGCGGCGCCTGCCCTTTGATGTTATTCCCTAATAAAGCAATCCCCATCTCTTCACCGCATACTGTGCATAGTTCTATGGATGGATTCAACCCATGCTCTGGATGCAATACAATACCGTCTTTCATTTTCTATCCTCCTTTATTAATTCTATTATAAACTTTTTATCTTGTTCCCACAATGGCAGCCCTTCTTTTACTGTGTATGCCACTGTTTCCCTCTCTCCTATTAATCGCACGGCAATCTCTCTTGCTTTCAAGTCATCCTCCTCATGCGATTTGTTTATTAAATCATAGGCACATGATTCCACCTTTTTGCCTTTCGATTATTATCGAACCCATTAACTCGCTTATGTGCGATCCTAAAAACGATAAGACATTAATAGCTTTCCCAATATCATTTGAAATAGCACTTGCTAAATACATCTTATCCATATACTCCGGCAAAGCCTCGTATGCCGTTTCTATGTTTTTATACTGATTTTCGTTTACCTCCCTTTTAATCAGTTCTTCAAATTCTTCTTTTAACATGTTCTTCCCTATTTTAATGTTGTGTGAGATCGCCGGAATCGAACCGACTTGCTGCACCATGAATCCCATAAAGCAAATGCTCCGATCTTCGCAGATGGGAGCATTCTGTCTAAAGCATAAGAAAATTAATGAAGAAATTTTTCTCACTTACGCCATAGCATCTAAAATAGCTATCAGCACTATTTCTATGACAAACATAATAGAAAATATCTTAAATGCCTTTTTCATATCGCTATCTCCTCCTTTTTATTTTTTTTTAGTTCCACAATAAACTGTTCCGGCTCTGCTCCGACCTACGTTCCACCTACAACCGCAGGCCTTAGCCCAAGGCGCCGCCTACTCCCCCTCTATGGCAGCCTGTTCGTACCTACAAATCCAATCTCCATCTATACAACTATCACTACGCGATAATAAACATTTATCCTTATAACAATCATAAAAAATACACCTATCACAACTGTAATCCTTAACGTCTACACAGCTAACTACCTTAGCATATACTATACCATCACTGCCTTCTATTCCTTTCACCCCCAAAAATAGAACCTTCTCCCTCCTTACTCAAATCTAAGTCAGGCGCAAAGTCATATACGTTCATGTTGTTTATGTTTTAATTGTTATACATTCCGATTGAAAAAAAAATACTCACATAATGCAGTCCTTAACCCTTAATCTGTGGGAAAACCTACATTATGCTGTTTTAAAACGCTGATCTGTTGAATTTTGTGGG